CTGCACCCCCACCTCCACCTGTGAGTGTTAGCATCATACCACCAGCACTTCCTGGAATCAGAAACGTAGCTGATCCAGTGGTATATTTAGCAAATGCTCCATTACCCCCAGATGCTGCAGAGTTTTGCGCAGTACCATCGGAGAATTGGATACCTGTGTTTGTTAATGTTACCGCCATTATCCTTCTCCTTACACTGGTTCAGGTGTAGTTTCTTCAACAACCACAGGTGCCCAAGGCATATCTGTATCACTGATAGGTGAAACACCTTCGTCAATCTGCTTCTGTATCTGTTGATCAATGTGCTCAGCATACCCACCAACGCACACTGCTTTGATCCAACTAAGTACAGTGGCTTCAGTCAGGGTGTCTAGCTGTTGGAATGCTTCTGCACTCAAGTTAGCTGCAGAGAATGGTGTAGCGCCAGAGAACGTACCTACGTTCCCTTCAGTGTCTGTACCAATCTTCTTCCAGTAGCTCTGGCAGATGGCGTTAGGTAATACAATACCGTCACCGTTGATTTCGTTCTTAGTTTTAAGGGAAGTGACTTCCCATGTATAAGTGATGCTCATTATAATATCTCCTTCTGAGATAGTTGTGTTTCTAGGGATTCGACCTTGGCAGTCAACTCTTTTACTGCTTCAATTAGTAACGGCACGAGCTTGTCATATTGGACAGTCTTATACCCTTCACCGATAGCTGCATCCACTACGATCTCTGGTAACACCGCTTCAACTTCTTGGGCTGATACACCTACCTGACGCTCTTCAGTGTCGTAACCGAACGTAGCTGCTACATCGTTTCCTTTGTAGTAGTAACCGTTAAGTTGCTTAACCTTATCTAGCGCGTTAGGTATAGTTCCCTCAAAGTCCTTTAGGCGTTCATCTGAGTAGTACGCAGTGACGTTACCAGTGAATAATCCAGTTCCAGCGACATGGAAATTCAGCGATGTTTCAGTACCATATACATGGAATGACTCCCCAGCACCGAGGCTGTTTGCATCCGAGTGAGTGTACTCAATGGTACCGTTCTGTCCTGCCGACGGAATATTGTCTGAGAAGCTTATTAAGCAAGGGCCAGCGTTAGCTGCAGGTCTCACATTAATACGTGGAGTGGTGATAGTATCTGTGGTAGTTAACGTACCAGTGACATCGAAACCGTAGGAAACATGACTTCTTTCCCATGAAGATATAAGAGCCTTAACGGCACTACCATCTTTACGTAGGCGCATATCTGGATAACCTGAACTACTTGTCCAGAAACCTGATGCGTTATCATTGCCTACTGCGCTCGTTGTAAACAGATAAGGCCATTTAGAGTTACCTACACTGGACTGAGTTATAGTTCCAGCTAGCGTTAGTGTATTCAGGTGGGAGTTAGATGCTGGATTGGTATAGTACGCAGTGTTATCAGTATCGTAGAAGATAGGTGCTCTATGTGACGCGCTCGATGTGACGATACCTGTAGCCGTCATTGCACCAGCAGTATTAACATTACCCGCTGAGTCTAGGAAGGTACTGATATGCCCATCAACAGTACCGTTCTTAGCTGATACCGACATCTGCCTAATCGAAGACGTTAGTTTTTCGTCTGCGCGATACATTTTTAGACCGCAATAGCGTGTCACGTTAGAGCCAGTACTGTAGTTTAGAAGTAATAACGGTTTAGCATACTCAGTCCCGGCAGTGAATTGCCCCGGGCCTATGCGTCCAACCACTTTATGCCAAACCCCATCGTTACGGGAGTCAGCGTCAAATGCCTCACTTGACGCGCCCCAATACCTATTAGTGTTGCCGAAGTATGATTTGTTTACATCGTATGCGCCCCAGCCTGCGTACAATAATTGACTCGTGCCTGTTCCTGATATGAACTTAACCCAAACCTCAAACTGATATGTTGCATCCTCATCGATCTTCCAGTAATCGGAAGCCATCAAACTGACATACCCTGTCGCCTGAAAACAACCGCCTTCTGGTGCAGTGCCGTCATCAACCGCGACAATATTAGTATTAGTAGTGTTTAATTGTCTTCTAATCTCGGCTGAAGTGAGCTTGGTAGAATTTATATCCCAGTATGCGTCACCTGTTCGCTGTGTGTCACTGTTCTTAACATACTCGGAACCTTGGTATCCATCCAATAAATCTGCATCTAAGCCAGAACCAGAGCCGTCGTTACCTGAGTGCCATACTGTATTACCACCCCACGTTAATGCGCCTGCCCCTGCACGACCGAGAGTAGTGTTACTACTACTTCCGAAAGAAATATAACCGTTAGCTGCGCTCTGGTTCCCTTGGATGCGTATAGTATTGGCTACGTTGGTGTCACCTATCCAAGCATCATCACCAACCTTATAGTTCATACCAGTACCATTTGCGGTGCTATGGAATTGTGGCGCAGTAATAGTACCAGCGGTTGATAATGTGTTCAGGTGGGAGTTAGACGCTGGATTAGTGTAGTAAGCTGTATTGTCAGTATCATAGAAGATAGGTGCTCTAAAGCTTGTATTAGATACGCCTATTCCAGATACCTGCAATCCACCGACTGGTGCAGTCGTGTCAGTTTCACCGTAGCCAACACGAATACCAGAGGCTACTGTTAATTTACCTGTAGTAGTTAACGACATTGCTCCTTGAGAGTTTGTATGTGATGAGTCCCCCCACCAAAAACCTCGATTAGCGGTGTTGCTCATCTGGAAGGTCATTGCGTATTCATTCACTAGACCACCGAAGTTATAACCTGAGCCCATTCCAATGCCGTATGTATTACCTGCCCATACACTCAATTTGCCCCTTGACTGATCCCCCGTCATTATAATTTTAGGAGTAGTAATTGTGCCAGCAGTTGATAACATATTTAGATGGGAGTTAGACGCCGGATTAGTGTAGTACGCTGTATTATCCTTGTCATAGAGTATAGGTGTACTGACACTACCGTTAACAATAAGCTGTGCACCTGTTGTTAGGTACATCATACCGCCAGTAGAATCTATTCCCATACCGTGGTGCGGGTTAGGGTTATTATCAGCATACCCGAATGATAATCTATCGCCATTATACCCTGCAGTACCTATAGCAAAACGCCTATACCCAGATGTGCTTAATCGTTGCACGAATGAGAATACGGGGCCATGATTACCGTTCGTACCAGTGTTACCCGCATTACGGGAATCTATGGTCATGTGCGGATACACACCGCCCATTAACGTAATGTTAGGGCGGTTACCGTCTATGGTATCTACTGTGGTAGTACCACCGACAGTAAGTCTTTCATTACCTCCGCTTATAGCTAGGTTACCTGTAAGCGTACCCCCAGTGATTGGTAGGTACGGGTGCGAGTGCGCAGGAGAGTAATATGATCCTTGTTGACCATCCAACAAGTCAGCGTCTAAACCAGAACCGCTGCCATCATTACCAGTATGGAATAATTTATGCCATGCGTAGTATGTTGAACCGTAACTAGACCACCCTCTAAAATAAAGCTCGTTGTTGGAATATCCGCCAGCTATTTGAAGCCCTGTATCTATGTTCGCAGCAACTACCATCGACGAGTAGTTTTTACCCGTTCCATTAGTCGGTACGTCACTAAAACCATACATTCCAGGAATACGGTACGCAGCATCATTACAGTTTGTGACTACACGACCTAGTACCTTAGCGTACCCTGAACCTTGAACACCATCCAATAAGTCAGCATCTAGACCTGAGCCTGAGCCATCGTTACCTTGGTGCCAAATCTTATTACGTGATGCACCCTTAATCCAACCACCTACGAACAGGTCGTTAGTGTCACCATCCAAACCGAAATAAGTTGCATAATCGCCGCCGACATGGAAGGCCATAAATGCGTCATTACCTGCACCAGATGTATACACCTCTAAGGAGGATTGCCCTCCTGCTGTGGATGCACCGTTGGTGTTGGAGTAGAACCTGTTTAAATAGCTGTAGTTGCTTATAGTGTTAGCAGAATCTTTCCGCATGTAACGGGAATCGTGCAAGTGAGTCCCTGTTGCGTAATAAGAACCCTGCTGTCCATCTAAAGTATCTGCATCTAGCCCGGAACCGCTACCGTCGTTGTTGGGATGCCAGTATTCAGCACCACCGACGTACTTATATATCCCACCATTAACATGAACGCTTTTGTTCATGTAGAATAGGCCACGGTCAGTTTGTATATGCCCCCAGCTACTATTTCCAGGGCCAAGGGTGATATTACCGTACGCAGTGGTGAAAGTATGTGCAGCTGAGGAAGTGGTAAAGTACCCCGGACTATTGACTGTGCCAGTAAATGTTGGGCTAGCCTTTGGCGCTAGTGCAGACAAGTCTTGATCTGCTGTAGCGCCTGACTGGATACCATTTAATTTATTGTGGTCAGTCGTAGTAAAGTTATGGGTCGTTAGACCGCCATCCCCTACTGAGTAAGTTGTGTTCGTATCAGTGAACAATGCGTTAGCAGGTACATTCTTTAGTACCTGGCTGTCATCTATTTTTCCATCCAACAGGGTCTCTAGGACTCCTGCTGTTAAACGTAGCTGGACATTTGATCCAACTATCCAAGATAAAGGGGCAGTACTTTCCTGCCCGCGCACTATTGTACATGTAGTGCCTGATATGGCTGTACACTTAACAATTTCATTAACAGTGTTACTGAGATCTGATAGCGTTAAGTACATCACATCCCCAGCACCTAACGTAGGTAATGAGGTACCATCTACTACAGTGATTGTAGTAACTGTACTATTTATAGCACTAGCTAAAGTTGCTTTAGCGTTGTTGCTGTACTTAATCGCCATCAAATTACTCCCTTAAGAAATTGTTACATCCCACACGATAGTAACGTTGTCGTCTGCACCCTTGTTTACTACAGGGAATACAGTACGTGCCAACATCTCACCACCGGTTGAAGCAGAGAATAAGCCTGCTTCTGTAAGAGCACCAGTACCGTCACCCGGTAACCAAGTACACTCATATGTAACTACAGCAGCAGTAACAGATCCACCAGAAGTAGACAGAGCATTACGATCTATCTGTGCTCCTAGAGCAACGTCACCAGCAGCAGCTGCAGAAGTACCACTACCAACACCCATGTGAGTGATTGGTGTAACAGTACCGCCTTGTAAGTTAGCAGCAACCAATTCTTTACCAGAGGTTACTACCAGGTTTCTAATGTCACGCACAACTTCGCCATTTACGGAGACAGTCAGCGCACCAGTTAGAGATAGCTTATCGTTAAGCATTTTACTTCTCCTTTACCCGAAGGTGCTTTCGTTAAATGAAACGCTGTTAAACAGCATTAAGCTGCCAGGAATGTATAATACAGTAATTGTATCAGACATACTCGCAACATCAGTTGCCCCTTTCGAGGTCTGAATTTTTAGTAGATCAAATGCACTAGCTACGTTCAGCTTAGTTAGTAGTGTCTTTTCTCGAACAGAGATCGAGTCGTCTACTGCAACCCCATCATGGAATACCTTATTGATACTCCGTGACAAACTGTCTGTAGTACCTACAATATCCTGTATTCGGTTAATAATAACCTTTTTAAGTGCGCTAAGCATACCAACATCATCATTCTTAGTCATACTGCTACGTATCACAATATGATCTAGGGGAGATGTTGTTGAGGTAACCATTCTGCTCTGTATTATCATTGCAAGTACATCAGTAGCTATAGAAGAGTCACTGACGTTACGTGTAATGTCTTTTTTGAACAGCTCAGATATTGATATCGTATCCTCTAGTTCCTTAAATAGCCTTATACTCAGCAAGTCACTGACTATAGTTACATTTCCCTTAGTGAAGTTAACCTTACCAAGGAAGTCAAACGAGTCGTCTATACCTACCGCATCGTGCAGATACTTAGACATAACCATTTTAGTTAGGTCAGTGGTACCAGTAGTATCTACAAGTTTAGTAATTACACTCTTTCGTAGTGTAGATAGTGTCCCTACTGCGTCAGCGTACTTAAGAGAGGTGGAAATTGACAGGTTATCCAATAGCCCATCTGTAATGTCTGATACACTTTTACGGTATACGATTGCAGCAACATCAGCCACTGTAGCCTGGTCAGTCAATGCTTGGGATATGATCTTCTGTAAGCTTTCTGTGATAATGGGAGTATCGGATATACCCTTAGAGGTAACTACCTTAAGTAAATCCAACATACTAGTTGAATTATCATTACTTGCTACAACCTGCGCTAAGTAGCCAAATGCGTCATCCATTTGTACGGTATCGTGCACATACTTTGTTGTACCGATCACATGTGCATCAGTGATTGACTGAGTATCTGAGTACACAGTGGATATACGCTTACGTAGCGTACTTAGTACACCAAGCATATCGCCCTTAGACAATTCACTGGCAAGTGCCAGGGTATCTGTAAGGCCATCAGTAGAGTCGTTAAGCTTGTTTCGCATAACTAGTGCAACTACATCAGATACTAGTGGAGCGTCCACCAGGGCGTGTATTGACACCTTTCTGAGTGCATCTACAAAACCAACGGTCTCATGTACGTATTTACTAGTCTGTATATTGATCAGAAGGTCATTAGCACCAGTTACGTCACCCTTCAACATGTTCAAGGCGAATACAGCGTGATCTATTGCACCAACTACGTTGTGCTTAGCACCGTTGTAGTACTTATCAATTCCTGCAAAGTCGTCTATTGCAATGTAGTCCTCAAACTTTCTGACGTAATCAACAACCATGTTGAATAGGTCTGATGAGACCATAGAGTCGTTGAATGTTTTAATAGTCTGTACGTTGAAGTGTTCTGACATTGAAGCATTATCATCAAACGCTTTGTTTATAGACAAACGTACTATGTCAGTTACTACAGACTCGTCTAAGACGTTCTTAGTTATGTTTAGTAAAGATGTATCACCTAGGTTAACAATCTCTTCTACAGCCTTTCTGAGGGCTATAGCGTATGTGTCTACCGCACTGGTATTATCAGTTTTTGCTAAAGACACACTTACGAAGTATGAATCCATAATAACTGATATTTCATGAGTTACCTTATTCTTGGTGTCAGGATCTAGGTAAACATCAGAGAACTCTGGATCTAAATACGTGAGTGTTCCTACCTCAGGTTTAGCATAGGCAAGGTTTGCTACTTCAAGCTTTTGGTATATTAAAGAAGCTACCTCAAGATTGATCCGCTTTAGTGAACCTATCTTAATAGCCATTAGTAGTCTCCGCGTACCTCAAACTTAAGCTCATCAAATACAGTCTGCACTTTACCGTCTGAGTAAGTCATCTCAAGTTCACCGGTAAATACACCAGCAGTATCCAATGCGTCTGTAGGCCACTGCATAAATACCTTACCAGTGGTAAATGGAGCAATACGATACACAGGTATGTTTATCTTTACTACGGTACCATTTAGTGGACGAACTTTAAGCAATATGGAAGCCACATTGGTCAAGTCCACTGCAGTGTTATCAGTACCATCGGTGAGTGTCAGATTCAGCTCAGGAGAGGTGTCATTACGTACAAGTTTAATAGTATGACTATAGTTATGCTTTACGGCAGCTGTGGAAGCACCTGTGGAAATCTTAGCCATTATGCAAAGCCTCTTTCACGTAATTTATCTACATTGTTAAACATCTGAGCTTTGTAACCAAACTTACGCGCCTTACCCAGCTCAATCTCGTACTGAGTTTGATACTTAGAGGCTGAACCACCCTCTGCCATGTTAACTGATCCATGAGCCAAATAAGCGACATAGTTAGTTAGTACTTCAATTAGTCCATCACTAATAGCGATCTCTTCATCGCTGTCAGTAATCTCATCAAAGTCTTTTAGGTAAATAACAGACAGTGTGGTAATCAGGTTGTTAGCATTGTCTCTGTGTCCAATGAACTCAACCGTGTTGAAGCTAGACGTGAATACACTGCGGTCATCGCCTTCGATGTTAAGAGGAAGCTCTTTACCATCTTGGTCGTAAACAGCACTGACACGTAGGATCAATGGATCAGGAATCGGGTATGAGTATACACCAGTCGTGACTGTGAAGGAGGCCTCTTCTTCTAAGATACTTAGCTCAGAGTTGACCTTCTTAAGTCCTCGATTAATATATGAGTATAGTTTACTTAGATTTACCGGCTCAGATATATCACTGACAGCTAAATCAGATAACTCACCAAAGCGTAGGTAGTCTAATAATCGAGAAACCTTCATTAGTGTACCTTGTAGATATTGAATAGATTCAAATTATACATAACTACCTGCTTATTGCAATTCATTACGGCTCTAACACAGCTATACGAGCAGCTAGGCTAGACATAGTATTAACACCTACTTGTACCTCTGTAGCAACAACAGTACCTGATACTGTGGCTCCAGATGCACTGGTAGACACCTTAGGAACACCACTATAGTTTAAGGTAGTTACTGATGGTGTTAGAGAAACACCTGTAAGACCACCACACACCAATGCCCATGACCCAGGTGCTACTAGGAAAGCCCCACTATCTTGGTCATCAATAAATGAGATACCAGGAGTATTAGACGCGCCTGCAGGAAACTTACCTGTACCTACAGTATCTCGCACACTAGCGTAATCACCTATAAGTGATTGTACTTGAGTCACTAAAGATGGAACCATACCTTGGGTAGGTATAACTGCGTATGTGGATCCTGTTGTAGTATTTCCGTCATATACAATGCTCAGGGTTAACTGCGTATCGGATACCACATTTAGAATCTCATATAGAGCTTTATCAGATCCATAGAATATATGTCCTGGTTTGACTACTGATATGAAATTAGTACCAACACCTACCACTGTAGGTGAGTTGTTTGTTACAGTCACCGTACCTACGCTATACCAAGCCATGATATTTACTTCCTATATTCATTAAATTATTTACAGCTTAACACCTGCAGACCAACCAGAGTCAAGAGACGCCTCTCTAATATACTTCCTTACATTTCCAATATCAGTGTCCTGTAGAAACATACATTCAAGTTCTTTTAGTACTAACCAATCAGTAGCATTTAACCATCTACTATTACCATTGGTACTTATGGCCCCTTCATCAACAAAAGTAATATCCACATCACCATACATATCAGCCAGAGCACGAGACACACTATCACGGAAGTTTCTACCAACTGTGTCAATAACACCTAATGAAACATCTTCACAGAGAGGCGGAGCTATATACATTGTCATATCTGCATCAATGTCACACGAGGTGTCGTATATAGTTACATCGTAATTCTCTTGTGCTTCATTGACAATAATGAACGGAGCTGTGTTTAGACCAAGCTGATCAACCATATATTTTTGGAAGTCTACACCATTAACTCCAATTGAGTCAGAGGTCACTACTTGTACACTATTATCTTTTGATAGCTGTTGAGCTATTCCACATGCTAGCGAAGTCTTACCACAGCCTTCTCTATATCCGCGCACTACTATGATTGATGCATCAGGAAGATCATGTGCTTCATAGTTCCTTGACGGGTGTATTGGAATCATTACGCCTCCCTAATGTAGTAGGTAGGATCTGATATGATACTACCATCTAAGTTAACCTTTATATAATGAGCCGAACTCACATCCTGAGTAATACCCATTTGTGTGGCTATTCTCTCAAACTCTTCGTCATACCCGTCCAATCGTGTAACGTAAAAGGAACTCTCAGTAAGAGTACCCTCATTGTCATACTTGAGAGATGTCATTACTTTTAAAGTATCAGACTTAATAATATCAGGTACTTCAAAAGCGTATCCTGAGTAATAGACCTCTGTCCATGTATCTAAGGTATGTGTGTCATACCCGACCTTGTATATAGGAATGAATTTTGTATTTGATATTGGGGATGAGTAGGCACATGACCCAATAAGGTGTATTTCATACACACCTGTTTTTATCTTAGCAGCTTGTGAGCAGTACTTACCTGACAGTACATCTGAAAATGAGTTGTTTATGTCACTAACCCACTCCAATGGTATATCTGACTCAAACACTAGTGTTTTTGTCAGTGTCGCATTCTTATATTGTCTAATAATCATTGTCAGCGGTATCCGTAGTAGTGATGTGCTTATTACCTAAGGCCAGCCCATTACCTACACTGTAGTAATCTACAGTGGTATATATTCCTGTACTATTATTATCGTTAAATGGTAAGTCACAGGTAATAGAGTAGGTGATGTCGTTTGTGTTTATTCTGTTGTGGAACCATGATGACCATCCGTCTGATGTTGACCAGTATGTGAGGCCATATGATAATGAGAATGAACAGCCTCCAGCAGAGTATGTTTGGGTACGTGTACCTGAAGGATTTTTAGCTACTACCTTAATTTGAAAAGCTTTCTGTGCAATAAGTGTTCCACCACTGCTGGCAGAATACACGCTAAGACGGACATAACCACATATGACATTTCGGTTACCATCATAGTAGCTGTTTGACTGGGAGGTTACTTTTACAGTACCAGTTATAGTAGGTGTCACGTTTAACCTACGATACCTCCACTGGTTAGAATTACTACTTACTATACTGTCTAGAGAATTAACGTAGTAATTGTAAGGCTTAATTAGCTGGTTTACACCTGCTACAGAGCCACCAGAGGTAGTGGAACTGGCAGTACCTGACACTCCAACAGAGTAGGCATAGTAGTTTGATCCATAGTCGGTTGATGCGGCGTAGGCTGATGTGGCTATTATAGCTCCCTGTATTACACCACCTATTATGCTACCACCTGTGATGGTACCGCCTGTTATAGTTGTAGCGGCTATAGCCACACCAGTCAGAGTACCGACTTTTATATTATCGGCTGTAAGTTCTGCAACATCTATGGCGGAAGCAATCAGACTGTTTACAGCTAATTCATCTACCTGAAGATTACGAATCTTAGCTGCATCAATTGTAGCATCAGCAATGAAAGCTGAATTTATCCAAGTTCCATTACCTAACCAAACACCACCTGATGTGTTGTTACACTGACTCTGTGATAGTGAAGTGTTATCCACCCCTCCAACAACACAAACTCCTCCTCCTGTAACTACACGAAATGGGGCTGTATTGTTAGATGCAAATACAGTGTCTGAGAAATCAGATACTTTCTGGGCAGAGCCTAATTTTGTCTCTATACCGGACGTACCTGTTACATTAGCCCAAACAGCTGTTCCTCCTAGATTAGCGCCGTCAGTGAGGTCATTAGTGTTAGTTATATTATTGGCGTCTAAATCACCTGTGTATCCTATATCTGATGCAGTTGTATTAGTGTTAAGTAGTTCAGTATCTGTGGGTTGTCCTCCTAGGTTTGTACCCCAAGTTGCTCCAACAGTGGCACTGTTTAGAATAGATACTACAGAAGGCTGACTTCCATCTAATACATCCCATCTAGGTGCGTAATACTCAGCCGTAATACCTACAGGGTTTCGGTACATAGCCATTCGTATAGTATTGTTTGTAGAGGTAGCTAGAAACTTATACTCTGAAGACGCTGATTTCACCTTAGTGCCTGTAACAGGATCGTACCAACCAGATACACCGGACGCACTAGTGGCAGTTGACCCTGATCCATGGGTGACAGCTACCATGAGGTACCACTTGTTTGCTGTAGGTGGCTTGTTATTAGAGAACGAATAAGGGTTGGTATTAACTGTAGTACTATTTAGTGCTGATACATCATTACTTCCATATCCCATATAGAAATTATATGAGATTGATGACAGCTTGACCCAACAAACGAACCTGTGTGCATTTGAGTGATTGAATCTGTTAGCTGACTCAGCAAGGTTATGTATAAAACCACCTGACCAGTCACCTGAGGGTGCTTGGTTAGTTGTGGTTGTGGCTTTCCATGCCAACACTGGAATACCTTCAGGCCCTGTTACAGATGATATTACGTTAGTACTAGCACCACCATATACAGAAAACTCATCAGACCAAGAAGATCTACCTTCTGTCCACTCCTCTACCTTAAGTAGATTGCTACGAACCAGTCCGTCATTACGTACTGCAGTTAACGCTGCCGCATCTGTCTGGTTAGCTGTTGCGTTAGAAGCTGGCATATTGCCATCATTGTCTGTAACTGTTGACCAATTAGCTGTTGTTGCAGCTGTATTATTCTGAGCTATAGTTGGAGCCCCTAAAAGCGACGGTGTCAGTACTGAAGCTACAGAGGTTGGGCCCGTTATTGTAAGACTAGTGGCTGTTATAGCTCCGGCTGCGATTTTAACAGCTGTTATGGCTCCTGCATCAATCTTAGCTGTGGTTATTGCTCCTGCATCAATCTTAGCCGAAGTGATCGCATTTGCATGTATTTGATCAGCATCTACAGTACCTGCAGATATGTTACCACCATCAATTGTGACAGTACGAAGTCCTGTAACACCGTCTACAAAATATATACTATCTTTAATCTCCTCAGCTCTGTTATATGCATCTACAAGAGGAACATTGAGATCAGACATAGACTGGAATGCGATATTCTTTAAGTTAACCACCGTAGACGTGAAAGACGAGTCCATGTGTAATTTTAGTCCGGTGGTAGCAGGAGTGGTCTTATACTCTGTACCATTTATGTAGTAGCGCACAGACAGACCGTCATACTCCACGGCTAGCATATCGCCCACCGCAGGAGCAGCACTTAACAGTACCCCTTTGCTAATACCACTCTCATAACAAGAGTATGAACCATTATTTGCGTATATCGCATAGTCTATTGAACTGTAGCTGGAGTTTGTAGCAGGATCAGAGTTTAGTCCAAACATGAAGCGTATTGCTCCTGTACCACCAGAGGCAATAATGCACCCAGTTACTGCACCACCCGTATATGACTGAGAGGAGTAAGCCCCCATAGTCCATTGTGTCCCGCCAGCAGCTTTAATTAGATTATTACCTAATTTTGTAAGTCCGGTTCCTGCTACATTGAGAGATACAGACCCTGATGTTTGATTGTTGGCGTTGTACTCAATAGTAGAAACCGCACCTACATCACTAGGGGAGAGAACAATTAATGAATTATTAATAGTACCTTCAAGAGTTAACAGACCAGAGATACTTGCCGCCTCCATATAGGCGTCTTTCATCCAAGTACCTGGAGCCAGCCAGACACCGGCTGGGTCTAATGTTGTACACTCCTCTTTAGTCTTATTGCCTTCTTCAATACCTGTAGACAGAACACAAATGCCTGACCCTGTGATCACTCTAAAAGGAACACTAGTATGTGCTACACCATCTGGGTCAACACCCCCGACCTTAAAAGAGTCAGCAGCAATTGTAAATTCACTGAAGCCATTTGCAACAACGTTGTCGTCGTTAGATGTGGATATTAGTCCAAAGCCTGCTACGTGTCCTGCTGCGTCTACTTTAACAGAGTACTTAGTGCTTACTGATGTAACCCTTTCGTCAACTGCTCCAATATCAGAAGTAAACTTAGTAGCTACCTCCCAATCTGTGCCATTTGATGAGTACACCTCTTTGGGTATAATAGAACCTTCGTAAGGTAATGTTATAGGATCAGTAGGAATCCATAAGTCGTTAAGATCACCTGATGGTTCATCATCAGCAGCATTGTTATATATGGCTCGCTTACCATCTACTAAGTCAGCAAGTGCAACTGTGTTAGCATTGTTTCCTATGACTGTCCAATCGGTGTCGTACTTATAAGTGTTGATTACATCTACAGAGCCGCCTGCTGCAGTGGAGGCAGTGGTCTTCTCTATGTATATGTCTCCATTAGACATACCAGTCTGAGTGGTGTGATCTTCACCTGAGTAGACCACAACTAGTGAGTCGGTCTGTGCAGTGACATATGTCTGAATTGAGTCTGAGCCATCGACAGTTGCGAGGCTTAGGTTTATGGCAAATGTACCATCAGTAAGGTGACCGGTTAAGTCAGTGACGCTTTTTGCTACAACATCAACACTAGATTCCATAGCCTGCTGTACGGTAGCGATACTGTCGTTAAGCTGCTGTTGAACTGTTACAGTGTACTTGCCTTGGCCGTCCATAATAGACTCGACAGCAGCAAGACGTGCACCATACTCGGTAGATATAGCAGATCCTGCAGCGTTAGTTATAGTACCTGTGTCTGGATCAACTACTATGCCTGCATAACTTAGCTTAGTGGCGTTAGTCGCACCTGATAGCATAGACTGCAGCGTGGTTTGTCCTGCTTCATCCAAATAAGCAGATATCTTATTATCTATAGATATTTGACTGGATTTAGCAAAATCAGCTAACCCAAGAGTATCAGTATTGTACTGGGCCAGTAGTAGTGTAGTAGACAGTACTGTGTTGTATCCTTGCTGTAGTAATAAGATGTCTGCATTAATATTACTTAAATCAAAGTTTACATCACCGGTATTTAACCTGCCTGCGATAATTGCTAAAGCATTATCAACAATAACTTGCTGCGCTGCAGTATTATCCTGAAGTGTTCCCAGGTCGGTTGATAAAGCACCTAAACCACTACCAGTTAGGGCAGCATAGTGCCTTGCGGAATACTTACCAGGAGCCAGTAAAACATTGGGATCAGCATTTGCCCACAAGTCAGCCTGCTCCTTATGGTTCTTTGAAGTTATAGAGTGAACCTGAGAGCTGTTCTTAGCGTCTTCAGCATCATTAACGTCCATGGCGACACGATACGCATCATATGCAGCAGCATTAGCTGATGACTCAGCTACAGCTACCTGATTCTGTACATCCACAGCTGCAGTTTGTGCACTGTTCGCTTCAATTGCTGCTAATTCTGCATACTCTGCTGCTGTAGTCATTCTGTATCTCTATACAATGTATGAATCGTAGTGTGAGGAATCGTCTTCATCGTCATCGTCCCATAATACAGAGTTCCTGTCATTAATGGTAGTTGACACGTCCTCACTAGGCCTCCAAGGATTGAGCGAGCCAAGCATTGAAATAGTATCAATGAAGTCATCGTGCTTACTCTTAAAGCCTGCTGCTGCGGCTAATGAGAGCTCCTCGATAGCTTCCAATATGATCGGATCATGCTTCATCTCTTCAGGAAACCATATCTTCTTAGACTTGAACCAAGGTAACACAATATTGAATCGTTGCATCTTGTTGGTCGTAGGTCGTATACCTGCCTTGTTGTTATTACTCTCAGATGCAAGAGTGAAGTAGTTGTTACGAATACCCATCTCACGTTGGATCCATTGGATGAATCCGCCCTGTTGTCCGGATACTTCAATACCTACCTGCTGTAAGTTCGATTTATACATCTGAGCCAATCGGAACAGGTCATCAATGTTTTGATCCATAAGCTGACGCTTGCATATACCATCTACCCACAACCAATCACCGTTGCTGTTGTGTGCCCAGACAGATATAACACTGTAGTCAGCACTTGTCTTCTCACTTGTAGCGAAGTCAGTGGTGATATAAAAGTTATAAGCTCCTTTATTTTTAAGAAGCACATTACGTTCATACCAAACGATATCTCCATCTTGAACCAATCTATCTTCATCTGACATGATGCGTAACATTAGCTCCTGGTTGAAGGCGGATATCATACCTGTTTTAACTGCCTTATTGTACTGCTTGGTAACGTAATCGAAGTTAAATCTGTCTTCCCATGATCCACGGAACTCTTCTTTAGTACATGGGAATGTCTCACACACCGGGTATACGTTGACTTTCCAGGCACCAGACTCAACAGCTTTGTATAATGGATCTCTTGAGTTAAACGGAGTACCTGACCATATGATCTTACGCTTAGTTGGATGTAATGCGTAATCAATGGCCTTATATACCGTATCCTCTACGTCAGCGATAACTGTAGTAGATCGAGCATCAGAGTCGCTAATCAAATCATCTAATAGGGCCAAAACAGGACGGCTACCATTCTCACGAGTACCACGTACACCTGTTTTAGCACCGTATCCACTTACTACGAAGGAATTACCCTGCTTATTCTTAAATTCCCATCGAACATCAGTGAATCTAATCTCAGGTATGTATGTTTGTAGGAAATCAGAGTTCTGCCACCTGTATTCCAAACTCTTACGCATCTTCTTAACACCGTTCTCTACACTGTCAGACACGTATAGGGCATACGGTACTGCACCGAAGGAAGGTAACTCATTAAACACACCTAAATATAATATCAGATACTCTTTGAGAGTTGATTTGGCAATACCACGGTGACACATGTTAATAACATCTAAATCGTCGTCATCTGAGACAAAATTATCTACCATATGGAAGTGAACTACTGGTGATTTATTCTCTGGATCACCACCCTCTACTAATTTAATAAAGTTTATAAATTCTAGAGCGAAGTCACTTGGAACATAGTTTGGATCCACGATGTAAGATATTTCATTTAAATAATCTTCCACCGATTTTGGTTTAATTAATTCTGACATAGACATTCCTGCTTATAAATAAAAACAGAGTAAGCTGTTTCCATCTTATTTAATAGATTATTAAACTCATCATTATTATTACAATTAATAATCACATAAGATGAGATATATTTAATTATTATTACAAAATTTTTTATATTTATTATAAAATCGTCAATAGTGTTAAAATTGAACATTATATTACTATGATTAAAGGTTTCCCCGTCAATCTTATTAAAACATGCTGGTAAATTGGTTCCACATAGAGCCATCATCTTCCACCGGGGTTTTTATTTTTAATGGCTCGTTAATTTGGCGATTATTAACATTGGAATTTATGTAATCAAGTTGATTGGCTTGCACCTCTGTCATTTGAGGTATAGAAGATTGCGCCGTATTATTTATTTGTGAATATTGATTATCACGCTGCCTAACCAGACCCTCCTCAGCGCTCCTTCCTATGTCAGGAAAATTAAAAACACTATGACTACCTTCATGCCTCAGCACTTCAGGAAGAGGCCTATCATTACCAGCCACAGCCCTACCCGACATAAACACCCTACCATCGCTTCCAGCCGCACCCAACACCTCTTCACCTATAGGCAAAAAGCTATCATTTCCCTCAATTCCAAAGGGTACGTCTAAGTTACCAGATTTGATATTTCTAAGACCAGCATCACTCCAATTGTCCATACCATAACCATCAGTATCAAACTGTAAGCTATCCAGCATCTTACCCTTTTGAGCAGTATTTACATCTTGAACCTGCTGGAATATATCTGGATCACCTTGCTGAATCATCTGCACATTAGCAGCATACTCTTCATACTTCATATCACCAGACATATACTGACCAAACAGATCAGTCAAAACACCTTGTAACCCAGATACACCTTCCATCTCTATACCACCTCACCTTCGATTATTTTACTATGGGCAACATCTTTCGCATTCATCATACCAGACTTAATCATGTCCCTCTGATTAGCAGCCAAGGCCATTGTAGCAGCCCTCAACTCATTTATAGACTGATCCTCTTTTACCCCCACTTCTAACTCTATCTTCATGCTCTCAGGCCTCTTAAGATGGGTCAAAAGACTATTAGCAGCATCACTCCGCACCTTATGACTAACACCTGGATCTGTCATCAAATCAGCCTGAACATTCAACGCCCTCTGGAACACATCAGCATTCAACAAATATGAAGGCACAAGGGACTGCTCAAGGATCTTATTAACCAACTGGTTCTTATTATATGCAGAAGAATACGCACTAATACGATGGTTATCTACACCATCATCTAGAAGCCTCTTATAACGCTCTGGGAAGGTCTTTACATATGCCTCCAGATTACTAGACCCTAGTACCTTATGGCTCACATACTTAACTGCAGCCACATAGTCGTCCATCTTATAACGACCCTGAGCCAACACACTACCATAACCTATCAGGTTCTCTCTAAGCTGGTCTCTAGTACCTTGATCTTGTAACACCCCATTGATAGAGGACATTAGCTCGTCACTTACTTTATTCTTGAATCCCTTAGGTAGAGCCATAACAAACTCTTCCTTACTTAGGAACTCCTCTCTAACCTCTAGTGCTTGATCCATAACAATAACCGCTATAATATTTATAATAGAGTCATAGTCTACATATAACAGATCATTAATACAATACACGGTTCGTAAGGCTCTCGCTTCGCTTCGCCTTACTCACCTATATATCCTTAACAGGAGTAGTATAAGAGGATAGTACATAAGTACGTCTCTCTTTACAAGTACCCCGTATATACAGAAAAACTAATATAGGTATTTTCAGAAATATTATATGTTGAGGCTGACACAGTACTTAAGAAGCAGAGACTAGAACAAACAAAGACCCCCCCCCTATAAGACTACCAAGGGACGTTAAGCCTTTCACACCAACAGCAAAAGCTTTCTTATTCAATGAACGGTACCAACCACAATTAAATTAACCTTAAGGAATTACATATGTTCAAGCAAGTAGCACGTACAACAGCATTCATCGCATCACAAGTGAATCACGCAGCACTCTTCACCGACTCAGCTATGATCTCACTAGCTAACGGTGCCATCGCTATGGAAGTAGCATCAACCAACATGGTCAACGAAGCTCTAGCAGACGCTGACATGACACTAGCAGACCTATTCGCTCATCGCAAAGCACTACGCCTAGCATCAGACGAAGCCAAGGCCTAAGCCTAATCCTCACCCTAACGGGTGGGGTATATTTTTACCACAAGCTAAGAAATCACACCAACAAATCACACCAAACAACCAACAAGATAGGGCAAGGAAAGCTACTGGCTACGGGCTATACCACTGGTTTAATTAGGTTTACCTCTTATAAACTTCCATATATCTTACTCTACCTCTCTCCTCCTACATTTCACACCCACTCTAATACTAACCACAACCACCATCCTCACTCAAATCAAACCCTCACACATACTAACCCTTCTTACTCTATGTATGAAGATAGGGCAAGAGTACTTAACTAACAGTTAGGTCAAGCGAACCTTTCTTCTTATATAAATGACACAACTTCGTGTCTTAATTCTTTATTAATACGGAACATATTATGAAAGCAAATACCTCAGTAAAAGCAACAGTAACTCCTATCGTATACAACAATGCACCTGGTGTATTCGTATATGATTCCGAAGGTAACCAGTGTGGAATCTTGAACTTACATAGTTCGATCCAAGCACATTGGGATAATGTTGATGGTCAGTACTTTAAAGAGCGTGAGGCAGTGCTTCAGATGGAAACTTTACCTAAGGGTACAGTGGTCTTTCGAGTTAACGCTAAAGGCAAGAAGATTAACCTTGCTTGGGTGAATGGTAACCCAGCTGGTAAAGCTGCATTCATTGCTAAGTTTAGTACTGAAGAGTTGTTCTATAACTCTCCGTTCACTGAAGATGATGTATTCGGTGACTAGTAATACCAAGGGGGGATCACGTTATGTGGTCTCCCTTTAAATTAATATAAGTGGAGTAGGAAATGCGTAGAAAATTAGAGCGTAGTGCGAGTATTGGTAATAATAATAATACTATAAACATGGTGTTATTAATAACATGTGCAGTGATTGTTTCGACTGTAGTTTTATTTAGTTTATCAATATTGATGGACAAGGGAGTTAACTCATTTGTTCAGTATCAAGACCAGTATGACATTCAGAATGAGTGTATTGCTGACCTAGTTGGCAATGGTATTCCACGTAAGGATATCACCCGTCAAGAGAATGGTTGTTCATATAACATTGGGGAATAGTTATGTTTGAATTTATTGATGTATCCACGTTGGCTGAAGAGCATTTTCATCCATCTGAGTGTGACAATGAGGAGTATAACCGTATATTTACGTTTGTATCTCCTTACAAGTTGATTAGAAGCAAGTCAGAGGCGCTAGAAGGCTCTGTATGATGTTTAAAGGCTTACTCTGCACATTGTGTATGGTAAGTCTTATATTGTCTTAGAGATAGTTACAGGAGGTCTCATGGATGTATGCAAGGAGATAGAATTTAAGATGTTTATGGCAATGCCTAACAAGGTATTTATATCAAGACTTGTACCTAGCAAATATCACCAATGTAGTTGTGATAGATGTATTACAGCTAAGAGAGTCACGCTATTGCTGACTTTCGGGAAGACTATGTGTAGTTACAGGGTGTGTATGTTTGTAGCTAGAGAAATTAAAATAAGAGTGGAGAATTACAATGAGCACAATAGAGTTCCTGAACCGTTTTAGTGACTATATATTTGATATAGAGCCATGGGCAATAACCGAATACGGGTTTTACACTGCATTAGCAATCAAATTGATAGCTGACCTAGACTCTGGAAGTATTGACCAGGAGTTTGCAGATGAGTTGATCAAGACTTACCTACATTCAAGGGATGTTGACCTAACTGACTATATGTAAGGAGTTGTCATGGTATGTGAACACACTTGTGAATGTAAGAAGCTGGTGACTAAGATTAACCTGTTTAAGCCTCACTATATTGAGGAGATAAGCGGGTTTATGCAGAGTTGTGACAACATATGTGAGCAACATGCTGCTGACTACTACAAGATGGAACATTTGAAGGTTGTATGGGGCACTAGGTCTGATACATATGTGATCCATAGGGAAGTAGCCACTCAGATAGTCCAGAAAGTTATACCTTATATGCCATTCTAACCAAGGAATACTTATGAACAAGCAAGAATTGTTGGAGACTACATACTCACGTAGAGGTCTAATGTCATCGTTAAAAGATGACACAGATTTAGAGAGTATTGTAGGGTTAGTATTTGCAATAGAAACGTATAAGAATCAACAGTATAGCTATGAGTCTAAGAACCTACGTATTAAGGAGATACGGGTAGAATCTTTAGACATTGCTTACCATTTAGCTGCATCTATCATGCGGTGTAATGGTGAAATCACTCCTATTCAAGGATTGTGCGGTTCACTTGCTCCTCTACTGGCTGAAAAGCTCTTAGATGGGGTCAAAACAGCTGCTGAGATCATCGCAGTATGTGAGGGTAAGTTGTATGAGTTGTTAGCTCATGACTACTCAGAGAACCCTACAGGGACGCTAGCGATTGAGCCATACCTAATACCTAGTACTGAGGTGTTGAGTAAGATCGAGGAGTTCATGTATGTACCACCATTGGTATTGAAGCCTAAGATGTGGACTATGAACAAAGGTGGCGGTCTTCATACTCAGGAAGAGAGCTGTATTCTTGGTAAGGAGAACCATCACAACCATAGTCAGTCTTTGGACTGTTTGAACATACTGCAGTCTATTGAGTGGACGCTAGATCCCATGATTATGGCTATGAAAGAGCAACCTAATAAGGAGCTGGATACCCCTAAGAAAGCTCTTCAGTTTAAGATCATGAGTATAACCAGTAAGCGTGTGTATCATGAGTATACGAACATACCATTCTACTTCATGTGGAAGTTTGATAAGCGAGGTAGGTCTTACTCATCAGGTTACCACATAAACTTTCAGTCATCTGACTATAAGAAAGCCCTATTATCCTTTACAAAACAAGAGGTTATAACACTATGAATGAATTGACGTATCGTGTGGTAAATCCTAATGAGATTGAAGTGTATATGGGCTCAGGGCACATAGGCACTATAGATAACCATGGTGACTACTATGTGTTTGAGTCAGGTATTTATGAGCTACATAGTTGGCTACTTAGAGAGCTGGCAAATAAGTTAGATGAACTAAACATTAACTAGGGGAACACTATGGAAACGTTTACAGGTTTAGAGTACATCAAGATAGCAGCAGCTAATGAGTTTGGTATGGACAAGCTTACTTGGCAGCAGAGGATATTCTGGTTTGATTGTAATGAGAAGGACTTGTACGACATGGCGCCTGAAGCAGATAACAAGTTCTTGTTTGTGAAGGCTCTTAATGCACATAAAGATGCATTGAAGGGTATTCCCACAGGATATGTAATGTCATTAGATGCTACTGCGTCTGGTCTACAGGTGATGGCATGCCTGTCAGGATGTAAGAAGACTGCAGCTGCGGTTAACCTTATTGATACGGGTAACAGGGAAGACGTATACACTAAGGTAGCTGATGGCATGAACATGCTGTTAGATCCAACAGATGCTGTTGTGAGAGGTGATGTTAAGAAGCCTATAATGACGCACTATTACAACAAGAGTGTCCAGGAGACGCTTACACAAGCTCAGAAGGATGCTTTCGATAAGGTACTGTTCTCATCCTTTAGTGGTGCAGAAGATGTGAAGGAATTAATCAACGATTGTTGGGATGCAGGTGCACTGTTCCATAAGTGGAGTACTCCAGATGGTCACATAGCTAAGGTACGAGTTACTGAGGCTATTGATACTCGTATTGAGGTAGATGAGCTTGATCATACTACCTTTACGTACCGTCATACTAATAACCAGCCTAGTGGTAAGTACACTCCATTATGTCCTAACTTCATTCATAGTTTAGATGGGTGGGTAGCACGTATGATGATTCGTATGGGCAATAAGCAGGGGATCCAAATAGCTCACATTCATGACTCATTCTGGGCATCACCGAACCATATGAATACGGTACGTAGGAATTATCGAGAGATACTTGCTACCTTGTCTGAGATGAATGCTATGGAGATATTTGTAAAGGATGTAACTGGTCAAAATATATCCATAACAAAGGATTCTGATGATCTAGCATCATTGATCCGTAAATCAGAGTACGCACTATCATAGATTAGGGAGGGCACTCCGTGCCCTTTGGTGAACTAAATCATCCATTTCAAAGACTAGTAATTTTACTAGTAATTGTCCATTTCAAACCCTACGACTCCTTAATTGGAGTCTTTTTTTATAAAACTATGAGGTGAACGTATATGTTAACTAATGTAACCAAGGCATTAATAGTGCTGCCAGTTATTGTAATGGCATCAGTGTCAGTACATATATCAGGGGGAGGGTCTATTGATCCAAACCTATTATTTATACTTACGTGTGTATTCTTCGGTGTAGTCAATCTGTTAGTGGTTGTCACATTGAGTAGTGTTAACCGAGCACACATGCTGTTTATGCACTATATAAAGAGTGAGAGTGCTTCTCAAGAGAATGCACGATTTGAAGTTGTAAACTCTCCTGAGGAGTTGGAGGAGTTATTACTTAAGGTACGTGCTGAGATGGATGAAGCAAGGGAGTCCAAATGACTAATAGCTGTGATGGTTGTCAGAAGGGGTTACCTGTTGTTAAAGGTATCCATCAAGATGGTCAAGTATTTGGTATTGCATGTACTAAACATCTGTATGAGCCTGTTGGGGAAGACACTCGTCCTAAAGATAGGGTCAAGCAGGGTATAAGTGGTAGTACTATCATTGAGAACTGGGATACAAGGAGTATGAAATAATGAACTTACAACATTTAATTGATGGAATAATGGCAGAAGAGGCATTGAAGCGTTCGGAGAGCCAGATGACCTTAGGTGACATGATTGAGGCACTAAAAGAGTTGCCGGGAGATATGTTGATTGAGGGGTTGGGTGACCTAGATAGTTATCGTGGTTACTACTCTGATCTAGCATTTGAGCCATATGACTCATCTAAGACAGTTTTCGAGTTACTGACCCAATGTAAAGATGCTATGGGTAAAGTGTTCCATGGGTACAAGGGTGGTGACTTCTACATGACAGGTAATACTCCATTGTGGGTTGCTGCCTATGGTGTATGTGGTAGTAAGATTATGTCTATCACCACTGAAGGTGTTATTAACATGGAGGATGATGACGATGTCTGATCTAAAGTATAGGTCGGATGCTGAGTTAGTAACAGTGATCCAAGAACAGTACGGTTACCGCTGTAAGTTGGAGAGGCAGAAAGCTGATCTAGAAGAACAGTTAGGTAAGGTACGTAGGTCAATTAACAATTCTAATATTAAATCCGATTGGGCAATGCGATACCTGAGCGGACAAGGAGCAGACGAATGAGTAATGAAAGAAAGCAGTGGTCAGTAAAAGACAATGACTTTGTATGGGATAGCTACTTAGCAGGTTGCTCTAATGAAGCAATTGCAGAGTCTATTGGGCGTACACCTATTGCTGTAGGTGTTCGTATTAGTAAATTAAAGACTCGGTATGGTCATGATAGGCCTACTACGGCTGCAGGTACACCTAGTAAGGTAACTAAGCCAATTGTTGTTGAGACAGATAAGCCACCTACTCTTACAGGTATGTTCTTTGTGTCATTAACTGGAGCTGTTATAGGCGTACTTTTAGCAAAGTTCCTACTTAACGCTATTATTTAAGGAGTAATGCCATGAGTATTGTATTTAAACCAGTCATACCTCCAGCACTTAAGCCGGCTAAATCCAAGTTTGTACCTAAAGGTGAAGGTAAGAAGATAGGAAGGCCTTCTATTCCTTTCACTAAGCTACAGCTTATACAGTTTATTGAGTTGAGAGCCAAAGGCATATCACATATTAGGTGTGGTGAGTTGCTAGGTAACTCTCACTCATTCTGTAATAAGATGGCAGGTAAAGAAGACATTGCACTACGTATTGCTATTAGACGCAATGAATTAGTTAAAGAAGTTATGGAAATGGAGGAGGAGTAATGAGCATTGTATTCGTACCTAAGATTGCATATAGCTTTGATGCCTTGAAGCCTAATAGACATGAACAGTATGTTGAACGTGTCTTGGAAGACAAGGTAGTTATTGAGCCAGCAGTGATAACTGTTAAGCCATTATCTGAAGCAGCTTTACGCGAATACAACTCATGGTCTGTTAAGGAACTAACCATAATGGTTAACCTTAGAGCCATAGGACTGTCATACAGGAGTATCGCTCGTCATATCCATAGATCCCATGATGCATGTGCATTAGCATTCGGTAGGAATGACTTAAAGGAGATCTATCAGGGTATACGGGCTGAGCTCGTGGCAGAGGTACTTAGATATGGTAAATAATGTATAAATTATCATACATGACGCGCTAAAGTGTCGCAGTTGTACACTTATATGTACATTAAAGTGTTCCATGGAGTGTTATGAAGAAAGTAAGGAATAAGAAATACAATGCTAATAAGACTACTAATCAGTTTTATAAAGCAGCATTGAGAGACAAAGCTGTGTTGTTTGTGACTAATGGTAGAGGAGCCCGTATGGTGAACCTATGTAATGGCAGACAGTACCAACCTACGCTTGAAACTACCAGAATCATAGAGAATCTAACCACTAAGTGGTGTATTTTGTGTGCTGTAATATTAAAAGACCAGTCACACTCGTCTTATGCGTCTTACTACGTCCACTATTTTAATGAGACGAGAAAACAGCATCAAATCTCTGAAGAAGCTGATAAAGTACATCAAGAATTACTGAAATCCTGTAACAAAACACACCTAGTGAATCTGGGCTGGATTGCTGTCCCTCACTTATATGAGTTCGACGAAGAACAGGCTAACAGTATATTCGACCAAGCAGGTGCTTGGAAAGACCCAGCTGAATGGGAAAAACAACTTAACTTGAAGGAAGAGTAAAATGTCTATAAATAAAGCAGTACTAGATCTTATAACCAAAGAGTTTGAATTGCTGTACTTAGAAGCAATGAAACTACAGGTAATCTTGAAGGATCTACCTGAGGCCATCTCACATGAACAAGAACGTCTGATGCGTAAGCAACTCGTTGCCATGAATGATTACCTAAATGTCCTACAAGCACGTATGGACGAACTTGAATACGATATTGCCGCTGAAGAGGCAGATGAGGATAACCTAGAAGAAGAAGGTCTGTACGAGTTAGACATGGATGGTGTACCAGACTACACCACACTTGAATGCATTATGTTTTATGCACGTGATGGGATGCCTATTGCACGAGCAGAGTGGGCAGGTCGTAAGCATGTAGCTATCATGCCTGGGTACCCTAATGGTATTGAGGCTAACGAAGTTACATGCAACCTTCATGAGATTCCACATAATTCGGTTATATACGTACAACCTTACTGGGTATCTATGGATACAGTTAGAAGTATTACTACTTGGTCTCCTAGCGCAGAAGACACACTTGCAGAAGATTGGTATATTGTAGAGTAATCCAAACAGATAAGGCGGTTCCCATGAGTAGAACAAAAAGTAAACCATACACAGGATCCAAAGCAGTGGATGCATCTTGTCGTAGTCATGGGGATTGCCCTGCTTGTAAGGGTGACCGGGAGCATAAACATGCAAAGCAACGTCCAGCAGGATCAATTACCTCTGAGATCATACGGTATGACACCGAGGGGTGAGCCAATGCCTCAGACTATTGAGGAATGGAAGCACCTTGTAGATCTAGGTGAGAAAGCTATGTTCAGAGACAAGGAGACTATCTCCATGTTAAAGATGAAGGTTAATAACTTAGAGCAGAAGCTCAAAGCTAAGAAGCCATTAGTAGCTACACCTACATCTGCAAAGATATCAACTAAAGAGTGCCCACAGTGTGGCGCCACTAATCTACTCACATTTACCAGTATGAATATGAAGACATGTTCCACATGCCGTATTGATATACCTTGGTATTTAGAAGAAGGTCAGAAGCCTTTATTTTAGGAGTTATTATGGAAGGTGTTAAGTTATTCGGTATAGCAGGACTAGCGCAATCAGGTAAAGACACCGTTGCAGAGATCCTAGCTGAATACTATGAGGCAGATATCATTGCATTTGCTGATCCAATAAAGCTAATGCTTGAGATTGGCCTTGGTATTACCTACGATGAGTTATACAAAGGTGATAGGTCAGGAGTGCATCCTAAGTACGATGTGTCAGTACGTCATATGATGCAGACCCTAGGCACTGACTGGGGACGTAAGTACATCGGTGAGGATGTATGGTTGAAGGCCATAGAGATGCATATACTGGCTAATGGCAATGATTTTCAGGTAGTTAGTGATGTACGCTTCGAGAATGAAGCAGCTTGGGTACGCGAACATGGTGTACTGATTCATGTACATGGTAGAGGTGGTATTCCTGGCAATCATGCTAGTGAAAGTGGTGTGCTAGTAAATAAATTAGATATTGTCATAGACAATTCTGGAAGTATGGCTAAACTACGTGGCCAGATTGAACACATAGTAGAATCTGTAGTTAATTAGAGGAATAGTAGTATGGATTTAAAGGCTAAGATACTTCGCCAAAAGAAGTTAGATTACGTGAAAGGTGAGATAGCTAACTATGAAATGGCAGTTAAACACGGGAAGGATTGGGCTAACCAGTTCAACCTCAAAAAACTAGCAGAGCTTAACGCTAAACTGCTATCACTCTAGGCCATTGAGCCAATCACAAGAGACACCTAAGGGTGTCTTTTTTTATACGCGCTCCGCACGTTTTGTTGAATTAACTAATTATTAGGAACAATTATGGAATTATCTACAAAAGACATCCCTCAAGCGGTTGTCGGAACTCTATTCGCAGGTCTGGTACCATTTATTAAGGGTAGCCCAGGCATTGGTAAGTCTGACATTGTACGTCAGGTTGCTGAAGAACTTAATTTAAAGGTTATAGACTTTCGTCTAAGCCAAGCTGATCCAACTGATCTACAGGGGTTCCCTGGTGTTACAGCAGAAGGTCGCTCTACATTTCACCCAGGTGAGATGTTTCCTATTGAAGGTGACCCTATTCCAGATGGATTTAGTGGATGGTTACTCTTCTTAGATGAGATGAACAGTGCGCCAGTATCTGTACAAGCTGCCTCATACAAGCTATGCCTTGATAAGCAGGTAGGCCAGCATAAACTACATAGCCATGTTGCTATTGTGGCTGCAGGTAACCTGACTACAGACAAGGCCATCACGACTCGTATGAGTACGGCTATGCAATCACGTCTTATTCATTTAACTATGGCAGTAGACCCTAATGCGTGGCTTAAGTGGGCTACTACAGCTGGTATTGATCATCGCATCACCAGCTTCATTGAATATCGTAAGGAACTCTTACATAAGTTTGATCCATCACATGCAGGAGATACGTTTCCTTGCCCTCGTACATGGGAGTTCTTATCTAAGCAGATTGATGGTAAGGCTAAGTTGAACCATATTGATATGGTATGTGCTGCAGGTACTGTAGGTGAAGGCCCAGCATTGGAGTTTAAAGGTTTCAGTGAGATCTTTGATAGCCTTCCTAAAATTAAAGATATTATTAATAAGCCTAAGACAGTGCGTATTCCTAATGAGCCAAGTGTTCACTATGCTCTAGCTGGTTTGATCTCGTATGAGGTTACCCCAGAGAACATTGACTCATTGGCAACATTTGTGGAGCGTTTACCAGCAGACTTCCAAGTAGTTACATGGAAATCATCTGTACGACGTAATCCTGAAATCATTAACGCACCTTACATTGATCAGTGGATCACTAAGAACGCTCAGGAGATGCTATGAGATGTTTAACAGCTTTAGACCATGCCAAGACCACCGATGTATTCAGTGAGCTTATTAGTTGTAGGAAAGATGTAGGAGTTAATAAAGGCCTAGCCAACCTGTCAGGACAGTACACTCCTAGATTCGATCCAGAAACCTTGGATAGGTACTTCGTTCAGCAATCACATGGTGGTATAGGATCCAAGGTATATGAGGATGGCTCTTTTGATCTTTTATTCCATGTGCCGCGTAATATTAGATACCTTGAGCCTCTAGGTATTGTGGTATCACCTATACGTTACTGCATTGATTTAATGACTGAAATAAAAGGACATCGGGAAGGAAAGCCTTACGTTAAGGTGCCTAAGAACAATCTTGATAAAGACTTCATGATGATCATGGATATGTCTGATCCAGAAGCAGAATACAAAGGGTTTGGTTTAATAAGGAAGCGAAATCCTGACAGCATTAAGTTCATACCTAATGAAGATGGTACCTATTCGCCTCAGAATTTGGTGACTGATAACGTCTACATGCCTCCTAATAAAGAGGTGCGTAAGGCTCATAAGACTAAAATTGATGATCTCATCAAGAAGGTAACACTTATGAGCTACATTAAGAGTGACGGTAAGTTAGTCTTAACAGACCCAGACGAGTTCGGAGATCTGTATCGGATGTCCGATAGAGGTGATAATGCTGCCATTAAGTATGCTGCTATCTTGGAGTTCGTTGAGAGTAGTTATGATGCTCAGATGTGTATGAAGCAGGTAATTGAATCCCCAGATAATTACAGATTATCCTATCTAACACGACATTGCGTTAAAAACATGCTGAAATATTACTCAGACTTCCGTAATGAAGTTGGAGTGGATCACTTTACATGTAAATTCAATTACAGAACATAAACGGAGATTATTATGGAAGAGAAATACCCACAAGTTGATATTACACCAGCACTCCAAAAGGAGCTGGATAAGTCCAAGATTGGTTTAATGATGCAAGGGGGTACCTTCCTGATATCTGTCGGTCTTATGATGAAGCATGTGTTTACCAATGCTATTGATACTGCAGCCACTGATGGCAAACGTATTATGTTTAACCCATCGTTCTTTAGCTCACTAAGTAAGCAGGAACGTATTGGTGTATTGGCACACGAGATTATGCACGTAGCCCTAATGCATATGATTCGTCTAGGTACTCGTGACCATAGTGTGTATAACCAAGCTGGTGACTTTGTCATCAACGATATACTACGCAATAGTGGATACGTACTGCCTGAGCCACACCTATATGATGCTAAGTATCATGGTTGGAGTACTGAAGAGGTCTATGATGACTTGATCAAAGACCAGGATGCACAGGATCAGCCTAATACTTTAGGTGGTGATGTGGACTTCTCTGGTGATCAGGACGAAGACACTCAGAATGACATTGCTAGTAGTGTCCAAGATACTGTTATCAAGGCTAGAGCTCAAGCTAAGATGGAAGGTGGTGAGGAAGCTGGAAAGATTCCTGGTGAAGTTGATCGTATGATTGACGAACTCATCAACCCGGTCTTAGATTGGACTCAGTTGTTAGCTAGATTCATGGATTCTACTGCTAAAGATGACTACACATGGGCACGTCCTAACAGACGATATATGCCCAATCACTACATGCCTACGATGTACTCAGAGAGTATTGATCACATCACAGTGGCAGTAGACACATCAGGTTCTGTTAGTGAGGCTATGCTTGCAGAGATTCTTACTGAGGTGAAGAGTATCTATGATACCTACCAACCAGATAAGATGACAATCCTAGACTGTGACTACAAGATCCATAACATACATGAAGTGGATGATAGTACTGAGATCATGAAGCTTAAGTTCTCTGGTAATGGAGGTACGTCCTTTATACCACCACTAGAGTACTGCAAAGAGCATGATACTAACGTACTGCTCTACTTTACCGACTTATATGCTGAGACTATCAGACCGGAGGACGGATATGAGTTTGAAACAATGTGGATCTGTTACTCCAAACACGATCCGCAACCTTATGGGGAGACAATATACTATGAGTCAGATCACGCATGGTGAGGTACTAGCTAAAGTAACCTTTGGCTATGACTTTAAATTAGTAATGCCACTAGATGACGCAATGACATTGATGAAGTCCTTCAAGAATGCTGTTGTTGTTAATGAGGACTATGGTAAGGCGCCTACTTTCTCATCTTTCAAGTTGGAAGATAGTAAGATGAAGATAGAGCTGGTACATCAATTGGAAATTAATAAGGCTATGTCTAAAGCCCATTTGGTGACTTGATATGTATAGTAGTTCTACCTCTACGAAGATATTTCACGCTATAAAGGACAAGTACACTGCTCCCTTGAAGAAGGGAATTGAGGATAAGTTCTTTAACTATATGTGTACTTTACCCACCTATATTAAGGGACAGGACTGGTACACAATAGTTACTCCTGACTGTAAGCGAATATACGTATGTAATCCTGTAATTGTTACAAACAATTACAACAGTGAGTATGTGTATATATGTGATCTGAGTGCAGAGCACCAAACAGGTGTGTTCAAGTACATCAACATGATAAGGCAGTTGGAAGAAACTATATCTAAGATACGTAACTACATTACTCTGTTGAATAACAAAGCATCCTGTAACCAGGATATCGCATATGCACTACCTCCTCATATCAATGAGCTGATTCAGCGAAGAACTCCAGAAACATTCTCTAAAGATGATCTGAGAGATGTTGGTATGTATGCATTACTAAATGAATTACAAATAAGACTTTTACTACTCTCATAAGAGAGCTCCGCTCTCTTTTGTGATTATTAATCAAATCTAACTAAGGAATTAACATGTTTTCATTAATCGTAGGAGTGATATTTGCACTTATCGCTATTGTGGTTTTGATCTATAAGATGGCACCACATGACCCAGAGAATGAGCGACAAGTACGGGGTGCTAAGATGGCATCGAAAGCTAAGAATGCTTTAGCTACTTTAGTACTTGTCATCGCATCCCTGTCAACTATATTTGGATCCATCTCATACAACGATGCTGGTTATTGTACTCATGCACAGACTGCATTCGGTACTGAAGAAGCTTCGTGTTCTACAGGATGGTTCTATACCGGTTGGGGACGTACAACTGCATGGCCTCACTATGTGACCATTGCTAACACCAATGACGAATCAATGAGTGGTTCATCAGTACGTGCACCTTACCCGGTACGCTTGTCTGATAACTGGAATGGTGATGTAACGCAATCTACTCGATTTGCTATCCCACAGGATACTCAGTCGTTTATGGTTATGCACCGTACATTCCGATCACCTGAGCGTTTAATCACAACTACACTTAAGCCTGCAGTATCTTCATCATTGGATTCGGTTTCTAACCTATTCTCTATGGAAGATTACTATGCTGGCGGTAAGCGTGATGAGTATAAGACTGAATACCGTGATGCTGTAACTAAGGGTCGTCCTAAAGTTAAGCAGGTAGTTGTGTCTAATGTACGTGGTGCTACAGCGTCTAAGATGAGTTCATCTGATTCAGATGTTGCTAAAGACACTAGTGATCTGGGTAACTTAGCCTCCCTACGTACAGAGATGCAGAAGGTTACTGTCGATGGTCTAGTAGTTCGTGAAGCTCATGGTTATGTTCAATATGGTATCACTGTAGCGTCAGCTATCCTTGAGAACCTTGATCCAGATGATCTATTTGAACAGCAGATGCAGTCTCGTAAAGATGCAGCTTCTCGTCGTATCGTAGCTCAAGAATCTCGTAAAGAGCAGGAAGAGCAACGGTTGTTAGCGATCCAAACAGGTCAGACTAATATTGCCAAGCGTCAGGCTTCCGCACAGGTTGAGCAGATTGCTCAGACTACCGAAGCTGAGACTACCAAGAAGCTTGCTCTAATCGCTGCAGAGCGTATGTTAGAAGAAGCAGACATTGCTAGGCAGACAGCTCTAATCAAGCTTGAGCGAGCTAAGATTGACGCACAGGCTGTTACAGTCTCTGCTGATGCAACTGCTTATGAAAAGCGTGTGGTATTAGAGGCTGATGGTGCTTTGCAACAGAAGCTTGATGCTCACGTAAAGGTTCAGAAGTTCTGGGCTAATGCAGCTGCACAAATCAATGTACCTACGCAGGTATTTGGTGGTGGTGGCAATACAGGTAACGCTCTAGGCACGGTTGACCAGTTCATGCAGATCATGACTATGCAATCAGCTAAAGCGTTACAGGTTGATACAGCTATTACTAAGTAATGGTTAAAGGGGTATCTGTTACTAACAGGTATCCCTTATTTTAAGGAGTATTTATGGGTAAACGATTTCAAAACAATGAGGGGGTTGTCATGATGATGAACCTCAAAGGTATGCACCAAGTACATTCAAATAATGTAAATGGTGTGCATATCTTTAAGACCACTGATAAACAACGTGCACTAACTCACTTCCAAACTATGGTAGATGAAATGGAGATGTTAGATGATAGCGGAATTAATGATTTGCCTAGCCCTTAATGGTTACCATGAGGCTAGAGGAGAGCTTACAGCAGGAGAATTGGCTGTAAATCATGTAGTTATGAACAGAGTTGCTGATTCTAGGTACAAAGATGATGCCTGCAGTGTTGTAAAAGCAGGAAGATACTGGAATAATGTTCCAGTTCGTAATAGGTGCCACTTCAGTTGGTGGTGCGATGGTAGGTCTGATAGTCCTAGAGACATGACAGCCTGGAGCCAATCGAATAAATTAGCTAGTGGTATTGTGTCAGGTATTTACCCTGATATTACCGATGGCTCTACCCACTACCATGCTATAGGGATTAGCCCTAACTGGATCTACGATCGAGGTATGGTACGTGTTGGTGTTATAGGTGATCACATCTTTTACAGATGGGAATAGCCTAACAATTTTATGGTAGTAAATGAGTGTCTTGATGCTTCCCTGCTAGGCATTTGGTTATGAAGAGTTAACCACTACCACCCTATTCTGATATATAATATGTGCCTTAAATTTAAGGGGTACATCATGAGCATAAATGAAGACGATCTAGCTATAGAATCAGTTGTATCCTTTATAGTAGGAGTAGTATTATCAATAATAACGAAAGCACTGGATTGGATCACGATACTGCAGTGAAGATTCAGGAACTGATGTCTCACCTGACTAAGTATTACTCACTAAAAGATGTCTTAGACATTCTTGGTGAAGATAATGTGAAAGTCTTTTACAAGATGGTTTCCAATGACACTCCCACCGCTACAAAGCCTAGAAGAGTACCAAGCAATTTGTAAGCGCTCTGTTGAAATTCAACAAGAGAATGAAGATAAACGCCACCACGCACGTACACAAGTAGAGCTGCGTAACATGGCAAGAGAGATGGGTATTGATCCAAAGGATCTAATAGACCACTAATCATACACAAACCAGCCTACTCCATAGGGTGTTCCTCCAGGCCTAGTCCTCCTGTGGTTAAAAACGGACTACCTAATTCCTGAGGTACCTATGAAACACTTTTACACTGATCCGGACAAGTTCCCGGATGCTGCCCTGTTGATCAAAGAATCTGCCTATAAATACGATGGTGTAATGAAGCACTATGCAGAGCCCCTACAAGCATGTTTAAAAGTAATGCCATTAGAGTTCAACTCTGCTGGTAAGGCGCCTGCTAAGATGATTAAGGAAGTACTACCTGCACTTTTAGCTGATCTGGATGCAGAGGGCATTATTACTGTAATAATAGCCGACTCTACATACTTCAAAGCAGCAACTAAACAATCTAAGTCTGAGCCACACTACAGCTATAAAATGCCCTGTATGGTTAAAGGATTTGAGCACATGAATGTATTCCTTACTGCTAACTATCAAGGGCTATTCTATAACCCAGCTCTACAAGAGAAGATAGATATAAGTCTTGAAGCTATATCAGCTGACCTAGGTGGTAACTACCAGATAATTGGTCAAGGTATAATTCACTCATCTACTTATGTGGATGATCTAGCTGATATTAAATTCCAGCTGGAATCTTTACACCAGTATCCCTCACTCACTTGTGACGTAGAGACCTTTGGCCTATCTATTGGTGAGTCTCGTATTGGTACTATTGCATTTGCATGGAATCAGCATGAAGGCGTTACTATAAACGTATCTCATATGATTACACGTACAGATGAGGATAAGTGGAAACTAGTTGATCTACTTTACGCTTTCTTCACCCAGTACAAAGGTAACCTTAAGTACCACAATGCCTCATTTGATATTCGTTGTATTATATACGACGTGTTTATGAGGGAGGTGAGTACTGACTTCGTTGCTATGGTAGATGCACTGGACGTTATGTTCAGGGACATAGATGACACTAAGATCATCACATACCTAGCTACTAATAACACAGCTGAGAATAAACTATCACTTAAACATAATGCGTTTGAGTATGCAGGCAACTATGCTCAGGAAGATATCCATGATATTAACTTGATCCAAAATGTAGATCTTATGAACTACAACTTGGTTGATTGCCTTAGTACTTGGTATGTATTCAATAAGTATTACGACAAGATGTGTGAGGACGATCAGTTAGAGATCTACCGTAACATATTCATACCATCCCTTAAGAACATCACTCAGATGGAACTTACAGGTATGCCTATGGATATGCCTTCCATTGAAGTAGTGGAGGAAGATCTCAAAAAGATTATGTCTACTAGTACTAGGAACCTTCACAGAACAGAGTTAGTTAAAGACTACCTGTGGCTTGAGCAGAAGAAGGCATTCATTCTTAAGAATACCCTTCTAAAGAAGAAGTTTAAGCCTCTGGACGAGTTTGTTCAGTCATTGAATACCAATAGTCCTCTTCAGCTTAGCAGTCTCTTATATGGCTTCCTAGGGCTTCCAGTGTTAGATACTACAGACACAGGGCAACCAGCTACTGGGAAGAAAACCATTAAGAAGCTGTATAAGTTGTTACTTAATCAATATGACATTGATGAGGAGGAGTTGTGAGCACTGCTAAAGAATTACTATTCGACCGAATCGTTGATGTGGTTAAACGTACTCCGATACTCCGTGACCATATTAAGGTGATCCATATAAATCTATGTGTTAGGTATTCTAGGATACCAACCATTATGTATGGTGAACTTAGGATCAAGTTAACTGATGGGCACGATAGGCCCAAGTTTGAGAAGGCTATGGGCATTGTATTAAGTAAGATGGATATCATCAGTATTGATAGATGGCGCCGAGCACACAGTACTAAGTACACCGTAGATCTACCATTAAAGGTAGAGATAAAAAACTACCCTGATATTCAACTAAGGCAACTACTCACTGGGAAACCACCAGTGTTAATACATTCATGGCGTAACCCAAAGTTCCCTAAAAGGAGTATATTATGGATAAATTCAAGTTAAGCGACCTAGGGGAGCAGTTTAGGTTAGGTCTATCGAAGCTCTCTACTGGGGCGCAGAGTATCAGTTGGTCACTTGATAACTATAATCTTAAGAGCAACACAATTACTGGTGATATTAATTTAGTACTTGATGAGTCAGAGTCTGCTCCATTTAACAGGATGCATACAGTGCTACTTCTGGATCAGCTTAAAGTAGAGATGAAGGGTATGACGTATACCCCAGGTCATTTAGTAGACCATCTCACATCTAACATTGTACTACGTACTAGCATTTCATTAGAAGACTTCCCAGAGATAGCTCTATCTAACTACATCAAAGATGCACAGGAAACTTTGAACTATGAGTGGAATATCTAAGATTAAGAATAGGGATGATGCTATCAAGGTAGCAAGAGTCCTTAAGTATCTGATGGAGATAAATGAGGTTAGTAAGTTACTAACTGCATTCGTCCCTGCTTTCTTATTCAAGACCATACCCAAGATGGGTAAATGGTTCCTTCATGGTAACTTTCATTTGGGTGGTACCAAATCAGGACGCCTGAGCTCCTCTAAGATCAACCTACAACAGCTTCCATCTACTGGGAGTAAGTTTGCTAAGGCAATTAAAGGATGCTTTCAGGCTCCTCCTGGGTGGGTCATAGTGGGTGCTGACTTCTCTAGTCTTGAAGACAAGATTTCAGCTCTTACAACTAAAGATCCAAACAAGATTAAAGTATATGCAGATGGCTATGACGGTCACTGTTTAAGAGCATTCGCATACTTTGGTAAGCAGATGCCTGATATCGTGGACACAGTTGCCTCGATCAATAGTATTGAAACGATGTATGAGGCACTTAGGCAACGATCCAAAGGCCCTACGTTTGCTCTTACCTATCAGGGAACTGAGCATACCTTAGTCAACACACTAGGTTTCTCTAAAGAGGAAGCACGTGAGATTGTTGATAACTATCACGAGCTGTACAAGGTATCCGATGAATGGGTACAAGTTAAGCTCATAGAGGCTACTAAGAATGGCTATGTAACAGGTGCATTCGGTCTACGCCTAAGAACACCTGTTCTAGCTCAAACGATCTTAAACACACGTCATACGCCCTTTGAAGCACAGGCTGAAGGACGTACTGCCGGCAACGCATTAGGTCAGTCATACGGACTACTTAATAACCGTGCAGCTAATGAATTTATGGGCAAGGTTCATACCTCTGCTTATAGATATAGTATTTTACCTATTGCACATATACATGATGCACAGTATTACATGGTAAAAACTGATCCAGATCTAATAGCTTGGTTAAACACAAACCTAGTAGATAGCATGTCTTGGCAGGAGTTACCGGAACTTAAGCATGACATTGTTAAGCTAGGTGCAAACTTAGAAATCTATTATCCAAGTATGGGTAGTAAAATTACAATACCTAATAATGCTACAGCTCAGGAAATCATAGATGCAGCACTATAAAGGTGATACAGTAGTTGCGCTCTCGTTGATGAGCGTACCTACTGGGCCTAGCGCTTAGGGTTAAAAAATCAATAAGCCAGGGTTAGTGTTTTTCCCCATAGAGCTGTGGCCCCCGCAGCTGGTGACAGAGGGGGTACCTTAACTAATCTATTAAATAACGATCAATGTGCTCCGCACATTTCTATGAAGAGAAAACTATGTTCACAAACAATACCAACTTACCGTTGTCTATAGCGGTATGGTTAAGTAATGATGATTACGATCACAATTCTGATCCATACACTGTAAGTGCTACCAGTTTATTAAAGCCCATTAAGAGCCTTGTATTAGGTAGTAGAATACAGAGCGCTTCTTCCACTGACATTGCTGACCTTATCCCTAGTAGGATGGGTACTGCTGTTCATACAGCTATTGAAAACGCATGGCTCAGTAAGAAGCTACCTGCAGCACTAGCATCCCTACGATTCACCCCTCGAATGATTGATAATGTTCGCATTAATCCAACTAAGGATGAGCTATTCGATGGATGTATCCCTGTTTATATGGAGATACGTGGATCCAAGAAGGTAGGTAAGTACACCGTTTCAGGTAAGTTCGACTTTGTATCTGAAGGTGTTTTAGAAGACTTCAAGACTACCGGTACGTATGGGTATATCAATCAATCTAATAAGGATAAGTACATCCAGCAAGGAAGTATTTATAAGTGGCTCTTCCCAGAGATCATTACAGAGCCTTATATGATCATTGACTACATCTTTACGGATTGGAGTAGTGCTAAGGCACGTATGGACAAGAGCTACCCCAGTAGCCGTATATTGCCTCAGAAGTACATTCTAAAGTCAGAGCAGGACACAGAAGCATTTGTTTCTAATCGTATCTCTCTATTGGACAAGTATGAGCACTCTGAGCAATCAGGTATGCCTGCATGTACTCCTGAAGAGCTATGGGAACGTCCTACTGTGTACAAGTACTATAAAGATCCTGCTAAGAGAGCAAGGTCTACAAAGAACTTCGATAACTCATCTGATGCTTACATTAAGTTAAGTCAAGATGGTTCAGTTGGTATCGTTGTTGAAGTAAGTGGAGAAGTCAAATTCTGTGCGTACTGCCCTGCTGTTGGCATCTGTGAACAGGCCCAAGGGTATGTTGCCTCAGGGAGGCTATCAGTATGAGTATAAACAATACGACTGGACTAGTCCTATTAATATTGTGGCTAGCAGGTATAGTGTTATCCAAAGGGTTTTGGTGGACACTATTAGCCATTGTAATGCCACCATGGTCTATTTATATATTAGTGGAGCGGGCTATGGCTATGGCAAATATAATTTAGTAAAGGAACTCTATGAAAGCATTTGAAGATATGGAGTATTTTGTACCCCAAGAGAAGCTAGTTAAGACTCTGGTGCAGAAGACCCAAAACAGTAACCCGTTATTCTTTCGTATTCTGACAGCGTACTACTTCTCAAAAGTAGCGTCGATGATGCGAGTGAATATCAAAACCTTACACCAGGGTACCATTCCTGTGAACACATACGCTGTTAATCTCAGTGTATCTGGATCAGGTAAAGGCCTAAGTACCAACATAATTGAAGAGAAGGTGATCCATCTATTCAAGGAACGGTTCTTGTCGGATACTTACCCAGCTATTGCAGCTGAGAGTATTCACAATGAAGCTATCAAGAGATCTACTAGGAATAATGTTCCTTTAGATGAGATGGAAGAGAAGCTTCATAAAGAGTTCGAGATGTTGGGCCCACTATTATTTAGCTTTGATTCAGGTACATCACCTGCTATCAAGCAAATGAGGCATAAGTTACTTATGTCAGGCGCAGGCTCTATTAACTTAGAGATTGATGAGATTGGATCCAACCTTGTACAGAACACTGACGTATTGACTACGTTCTTGGAGCTGTACGATGTGGGTAAGATCAAGCCGAAGCTTATTAAGAACACTGCAGAGAATCTACGTAGTGAGGAGATTGATGGTAAAACTCCCACTAACATGATGCTATACGGTACACCTAGTAAGTTACTAAACGGTGGTAAGACAGAGGAAGAGTACCTGTCGATGTTAGAGACTGGGTTTGGTCGTAGGTGTATCTTTGGATACTCCACAGCGGTCATAACAGACACGTCTGTAACACCCGAAGAGCTGTTCGATCGCCTAACTGATCACTCATCTGATCAAACGTTAGACGATTTAGCTATTGGTCTTCATAAGTTGGCAGACTCCATTAACTTTGAGAAAGAAATCCCCTTGCTCAAGGCAGAATCTATCCTACTACTGCAGTACCGTCAGCTATGTGAAGCCAGAGCACGTGATATGCGTGAATTTGAGGACATGTTGAAGGCGGAAATGAGCCATCGTTACTTTAAGGCTCTTAAGATCGCAGGCGCCTATGCATTCATTGATAGTAGTGCTGTGATTACTTCAGCTCACTTGTACAGTGCGTTTAAGTTGGTGGAGGACTCTGGTGACGCTTTTAAGCGTATGCTTAACAGACCTCGCACACACGAGCGTATTGCATTGTACTTGGCTGATGCACGAAAGGAAGTGACCCATGTAGACTTAATGGAGGATCTGCCGTTCTTTAGAGGAGGAGCAGCCCACCGGAAGGATATGATGACTCAAGCTATTGCTTGGGGATATAGGAATAATATTATTATTCGTACTTCCCATTCAGACAGTATTGAGTTCTTTAAGGGTGAAACCATGGACGTAACGGACATGAATAACCTGCGGATATCTTACTCAGATAATATTGTTACTGATTTTGAGCCAGACTTCGCTCCATGGGATCAACTCCATAACTTGGTAAGTATGCCCGGTTTCCATTACACAGCTCATCACTTCAATGATAAGTACCGCTCATCAGATAAAGCCATACAAGGCTTTAACCTAGTTATTCTAGACGTAGATGAAGGCACTTCTCTGAAGCAAGCGAAGATGTTGTTGAAGGATTACCAAGCGTTCTTTGCCACTACTAAGCGTCATACAGAAGCAGATAACCGGTTTAGAATCATTATGCCTTTATCGCATACTGTGAGACTGGATACTGCTTTATACGCTAAGTTTATGACAAACCTATTTGAGTGGTTACCGTTCGAGACAGATAGATCCACAAAAGATATCGCACGTAAGTGGGAGTCTTTTCCTGGAGACTATTCTTATCAAGAAGGTATGACACTAGATGCCTTGATGTTTATCCCTGATACAAATAAGCAAGCAGAGCAACACCAAAAGATCATGGATCATTCTTCTATGTCTAACTTAGAGCGTTGGTTGCTCTTGAGTGCAGGCGTAGGCAGTCGATCCAATACATTGATCAAGTACACGTACATTCTAGTTGATGGGGGTTATAAGATTGAGGCTATTCGCAATGCAGTAACTGCGTTTAACACCAAGCTTAAGAATCCATTACCTCAAGAAGAACTTGAGAGGACTGTACTAACCACAGCAATTTCTGCTGTCACTAAACGAGATTCGGAGTAGCTATGCCTAGAGGCGATGTATTAATTGCAGTAGATAGTGTCAATAAGGACATTATCGCTGAAGCAATCTTTGAACTATCCCATAGAGTTGATGTACAGGACGGTCACACGTTCTTTGTATTTGACGATGTAGAGTGGGATGTAACTAAGGATCACTCTCTAATCAGCATACAGGGAGCACTAGATGAGATTGGTAAGGATGGTTATGCATTCGTACGCTCATCATATGTAGACCATGCATTACAGATGGAAGGTAACCTTGCCAAATTTGGTGTGAAAGGTTACGTCACATATGGTAGTTCCCGATCCGAAGTAACCCATTAATAGGTGGAATCTATGCAAATGAACGACAACCTTGTACTCATCTCAGGAAAGAGTGCTACAGGTAAATCAGCTAGTCTGATGAGCATTAAAGATCCTGAAGGAGTTATCTATCTTAATTGTGAGAACAACAAGAAACTCCCATTCCGTAGTAAGTTTAAAGAATTTGGCATCACTGACCCATTACAGGTCTATGAAGCATTCGTTGAAGCTGAAGCTATGGATGATGTACATACAATCATTGTAGATAGTTTGACCTACATGATGGATATGTACGAATCGTACTATGTGCTTACCTCATCTAACACTATGAAGGCATGGGGCGATTATGCTCAATTCTTCAAGAAGTTAATGAGCAAGTATGTAGCCGAATCAACTAAGAACGTTATCTTTATTGCCCATACCACTGACATCATGAATGATGCAGAGATGGCTCTAGAGACCTTAGTTAAGGTAAAGGGTTCACTTATGAACCAAGGCATTGAGTCCTACTTCTCTACTGTTGTTAGTACGAAGAAGGTTAACTTGAAGCACCTTAAGCCATACGAAAGCGAACTCTTGGACATCACTGAAGATGAAGAAGAGCTAGGTTTTAAGTATGTGTTCCAAACACGTATCACTAAAGATACTGTTAATGAGCGTATGCGAGCTCCACTAAGTATGTGGACTAAGAACGAATCATTCACAGACAACGATGTACAGTTGGTTATTAACCGACTACACGAATATTATATTTAATAAAGGTATTACTACTATGAGTTTTTTAAAGAATTTACAATCATCTGCAGCAATTAAGGTAGAGAAAGACGTTATCGGTGGCGGAAGCTACTTACTTGAGTCTGGCGTATACGACATGACTATTGATACTGCATACTTTGATACGTCAAAGGGTGGAGCTATCAGCTTGAACCTAGTGCTTAAAGGCGCTGGTGGTGAGAACTTACGTCAAACCATCTACATGACTTCTGGCACTGCCAAAGGCTGTAAGAACACTTACATTGATAAGCGCGATGGTTCTACTAAGTACCTGCCAGGTTTCAACACTGCTAACGCTATCTGCTTGCTATCTAATGGCGAAGAGATGTCTGAGCAGGAAATTGATACTAAGACTTTGAAGTTGTATGACTTCACAGCTCGTAAAGAGACTCCTCAGCAGAAAGACGTGATCATGAGCCTATTGGGTCAAGACATCACTGTTGGTGTTCTTAAGATCATCGAAAACAAGAATGAGCAGAATGCTCAAGGCAGCTACGTACCTAAGTCTAACGGTGCTACTCGTACTTCCAACGAAATCGACAAGGTATTCCGTACCTCTGACCAGTTAACGGTTAGCGAGATCAATGATGGAGCTACAGATGCTGCGTTCTATGCTAAGTGGTCTGACAAGAACACTGGCAATACTCGTGATAAGTCTGCTGCTAAAGCTGGTGAAGTTGCTGACACACAAGGTGCCTCACCAATGGCAACTGCTGAAGCTTCATCTGAGCCAAAGAAGAGCTTGTTCGGTAAGTAATAATGCATAAGGCATTCGACTCACCACTGAGTGTTATTGTAAATAAGAAGGGTAGGAAGTTTATTCTTAACCTGAACAATTACCGTAACACTCACTATCAGACGCTTAACAAAGCAAAGATCATCTATAAAGATGAGATGCTTACCCAACTTACTGGTGTTAAGTTTAAGTGTCCGATAGAGATTGAGTATTGTCTAATGCCCAAAACAGCCCGTAGGACGGACTTAGGTAATGTAGGGTCAGTACATCAGAAGTATTTCGAGGATGCTCTTGTAGAGCTTAATTGCATACCTGATGACGACTACACACATATAGTCCGTACTACATTTGTATTTGGACATAAGGACAAGGATGATCCAAGGGTTATTATTACCGTTACGGAGGTCTAATGGACATTAAGATGAAGACCGAAGACGTTCAAGAAGCGATTCGGGAGTATTATATTAGACGGGGGTATATCAGAGAGCGTCTCTTAGATATCCACGTGAAAGGTGGCAGAAAGGTCAAAGGCAACGATATACCAAATAATGGTACCGTTGAACTAACCATCACTGATGCCTTCATAGCCCCTATTGAAGAAGATATCATTAAACCATCAACATTCAATGCTGCAAACGAGGAAGTAAACTCCCTTGTTAAAGAGTTGGATGGGATTATGGGTGGTGAGGCTGTTGTTGAGCCGGCTACTACTCCATGGGGTGGTGTTATCGAAACAACTGAACTTCATACTGAAGAACAGATTGAGATGAACTTTGAAGTAGAGGCAGTAGTAGAAGGACTGAACCAGAAGTTTGGTGTGCCATCTAGTTCTACTGATCCAAAACCTCAAAGTGCTGGTCAGAAGTTCAAGAGCCTATTCTCTTGAAGTGGTTCATGAGAAGGCTCAAGATATTTGGGTTAGCTCTCTTGTTATTTATTGCAATACTGTTCCTGCCCATAGTCTTAGGACTAGGGCTGGTAGCAGTTGTAGGTATGATCTCATGGATCATATCTACAGCAGTTAATGAAGAGTCTGATGACTAGTCAATCACACCCAGTAGTGAGGCAGTGTCCATTGCTGCCTTAGTACCACTCTGTGTAGTTGCAGATATTATGTTAGTCACTGGACTAGCATAGTTATCAAAAGGAGTGGCATCAAATGGTGATGCTAGACCTGCAGCAAGTACATCATTAAGTACTAAGAAGCCTATAGCGTTCAACGGTTTGCCATGGAGCAAAGCAGAGATAGCACGTAGTATTCTGAAACCGTACTTAGTAAACATCTGTAAGCCATAGTCGTTGGCAAACTGGATGTACTTGTTAGTAGGTGTTTCGTAGTTAACGAAACCATCCATAACATGTTCCAATGCAGCACTTTCTTCCACACTCTCATGCACAGTCATGTATTGGTAGATTGCATACCTACCAGCAAAGTCACTAAACTGCGTGGTCTTCATTAAGGCCTTAAATACTGCAGTGTCATCACTCATGTAAGCATAACGATAAGCTTGACGTGCACCTGCGACAGACCCACCTACCTTACCTCCCTTACCTTGAATACCATCAAAGAACTCACTTATCTTAGAAGCATACGAATAAGGATTGTTCAGTACATCAATGTCTTCCACGATAGTTTGGAATACACCTGCTTTAATAAGAGGCAATATTGGTGATGTATTTATACTACTCTCAACCGTAGATATATCAGCCAATATTTTCTTAGTACTTTTACCAGTCTTCTTAGCAGTCATTAACTGAAGGTTAAGATCTCTAAGCTGCTTACCATCTTCCACATAGTTATTAAGCTTAATGGCACCTTCTGCCTGCATCTTAACCATATACTCAGGTGGTACTCCAGAAAGAATACCTAACATAGTGTTAGACAATACGTTCATAGATAAAGTTGCAGGCCACTTTATTACAATGTTCTTCTTGGCTGCAGCAATCATCTGTGTCCATGCATTAGTGGCTACTTGCATCTTGTCGCCTCCAGGTAACTGTACCTTTTTGCGACCAAATACTATGTCTATAAACTCAGCCTGGATCATAACTTTATCAGAACCGGTGTGTGACTTTATGAACCTCTTGGTGCTGTCTGGAAGTATCATATAAAGTTCTCTAAGCTCTTCAGTCTTAGCGTTTAAAGACACCTCTACGAAGTCTCTGTTACCTTTCATACCTTTTTCACGATACTGTAGGTGCAGCTCTTCAATTACCTTGTTATTAATACGAGGAGTCTCTTCTTTATCTACGATACCACCATACATATGGCTCAATACAGCTGTCATACCAGCTTTCTGTTCAAATACACGGGCTCTCTTAGACTTCTCCATTGTATAGCGGAAGTCCATTACCTTACCAAGCTGATCAGTTACAGGGATCATGATGTTAGGCTTACTGCTCACATAATCAGGATTACCTAGTAGCTTCAATGCTTCAAGCTTATTCTGTGCACGTACATTTCTTACCAATCTCTTAGCTTTTGCAAAGGCAGCCTTATCCCCACTCTCACTAGCTCTCTTGGTTATACTCTGTCCTGACATGTTGGTGTTAGTAACAGACATGATGAACTTTTGTCTAATACCATGCCCACCTGACTTATTAACGTACATTCTCATGGTAGCAGGAGAGTCTGTATCGGCAGGATCAGTAGGTATAATACCTGGATCCATAACATAACCTTGCTTCTTATATTCGGCCTCCATCTCTACAGTATCCACTCTGATACTAATATCCGGATTGTAGATATCTTTAGAGTAGCCTGCAGACTGCTGAATATTATTACCATCAAAGTTACGAGCCAAAGACTGCTTATTGAACTCATCAATCTGAGTCAATGTGTTGATTGCAGCATTCCTTTCTGAATTATTCGCATGCTCTCGTAGCATAACATTAGCCACAGCCTGTCTAGCATCTTGGGTGTTATATTCAAGGGCTGTAAGGGTAGCTAATTCATTTATGAGGGCTTCAGCATCTTTCATTACCTCAGGCATTCTAATACCAGGAACACCTTTTAGGTCGTCAGCACGGGCTATCAGAGCAGCGTTCATCAAGGAACCATCTACTGTGGCCTTTTGTGTTGCCATGATTGATCCAAGGCTGTTAGCCATACCGATGTAGTAATCACCTAATCTGCCATATGCATTAAGCTTTTTACGTACATCAACAATAGCCTTAGCTCTGGTAGCATCGTCTGAGATGATACTAGCAAGTGCAGGAATATTAACTTTAGTCCAATCTTTAATAAGAGAAGAAATATTAGTCTCTATCAACACTCTTGTGTGTGACTCATCTTCAAACGTAGACAGTGCACCAGCTCCTTCAATATATCCACGTGATATGTTAATGGCAATAGCACTTATAGCATCATCGCGTTGTGACTCTAAATTCTTCTTTGCATCCATTAACATCTTTTCAAGGATACGTTGATGAGGTGTCACATTACCTGTGATCTCACGATACAGCTCAGTTATAAAGTTACGTTTGGATGCCTGCATAGACTTACGAACTATGTCCATCTTGGTTCGACTTTCTATACGAGATACTGGGTTGATATATCCTACAAATAGTAATGCGTATGCCTTACCTAACTTACGCTCCAATATCGCATGATCTCTAGCAGAAAGAGTCTTCTCTGCTAATGGCTTAAGCATCTTCTCAGTTATAGCATCAACTACCTTTTTGTTAGCTGCAGTCATCGCAACAACTGCTTTCTGAGTACGGAATCTAAACTTATCATTTACATGAGTAAGCTCTTCTACCATCTGCTCAATAAGTTCAGCATTGTTACCAGCTGGGGTTGCCTTCTGAGCTTTCTCTATAAGACCTTTAGCCCAGGCCATAACATTCTCTAAGATAGCTAATAGTTTCTGGAAGATAGTATCCTGAGAACCAACTTCTTGATACTTAGATACTTTCATGCCCACTAGAGCGCTGTTTAGGTGCTCGTTGGTCAATGCGTATGCTAGGAACTCATGCAATCCTGCACGAATCTTGGTGGTACCTTTCTTACCTGAGTCAGTATCTATGTATTGAGTCTCTATCATCTGAGCATTGTTAAAAACATAGTCATAAGCTGCTTTAGCAGCCTTGATCTCTTCCTTAACATTGACTGAATACACAGGGTTACCTTTAGCATCGCGTTGTAGAAACACTCTCCAAGGCTTACCGTTGTACTTCTCTTCTAGATGAGTAACAGTATCTCTCATAGTGGCACTAAGCTTACGTACGATAGCGTTAGCCTTTGGGTCACTTAAAGCAGCACGAGTAATGACGTGTACAAGTTCATGTACATAGGACTCTTGTGCAGACGGTGTAACAAGGTTTAAGGCTAATCCCTTACCAATGTTCAAGAAGACCTTACCGTCTCTCTGACGGCCATATGAGGTCTCACCTTTAGACTGCATGTGTAGCTCGTACTTGTCAGTAGTCTTAATTACTTTAGATACGATACGATTAAGTACATCACGAAGCTTTGCTACATGCTCAGGAGAGTTAGTACGATTATCTTTAATACCATCAAATATCTTCTCTACATTGCCGGCAATCAAATCACCTGCTTTAGTGTAGCTGAACTCATCATCATTAACAGGGGTAATTGATCCAAGGCTATCTTCGCCGGGTTTCACTTTGAAGGCTGTACCAGGCATGCCCATGTGATCCACTACACGTAAGCGTTCAAAGAACTCCTTACGGTTAGAAGCTACTTCATCATTCTGTTCCGTCATGCCAGCTATTGTGTCAGTTATACTGTCACGCAAGAACTCCATTGAATCAGACTCTCTGATATTAACACCGGACATCTCAGGTAAGAATGTACTTACAGAGAAGTTCTTAGAATTAAAGCCCTCAGTATCTTCAGACATGAAGTTTATGAAGCCATCTAGGTTAGATCTATCACTACCTTGTGTGTGAGCCATAACTTCCATGAAGTTATTGTATGTGTTCTCGAATATAGAGAAGCCTTCACTAGTTGAGGCAACGTTTTGGTTGTACGTACGTGAGGCGCCAACAGATTGACCAATACTCGTGTACACAGCGTCAAACGCAGACATAGCGTTGTACTTGCTCATGACAGCACGAACTATAGTATCATCAATACTTTGAACAGTTACTACTATGGATCTGGCTGCTTCATTAGCTGTGCGCTTCTCCACTGAGCGTGTGTATGCAGACTTACGTCCATCCTCATTGTTGGTAAGACCACTAATTTTAACAACATTATCAGTGGACGTATGATCACGTACTGTTTCATTGGCTAGTGCTGCAAGTCCCTCTTCCTTTAACACAGAGTCAGGTGTGGGCAGATAAGGGCGTAGGGCTGTTAAGGCAGGATCTTCATAGATCTTAGTTAACTTAGCAGGAGTAAGACTGGCGTAGCCACCAGCAGCATCTATTGCCTTCTTAACTTGCCATCTGTAGTACCAAGACATCATGTTGACCATCTTGTTAACAGATTGTGCCGTGTCACGCATAGTTAGTATGTTGTCGAGTGTGTCTGTAAGAGTCTCACCATATACTTTGCTTAAGACCTCCTCGTACTTAGTAACTAAGGGGTATGGCAATAGGCTCTCATTAAGCTTCAGACCCATTAATGAATCTAAACGGGTCTTAAATAATGTAGGATTACTTTTCTGTATTCCAGGGGTCTTCAAATCCAGTAAGTTAGTGAATATTTTAACTTTACCTGCGTTATCTGCAGCATGAATACGCTCATATAGCTTACCCAGTTGCCCATCGGAAGTGCCATTTATAAAGTTATTAACAAGACTCTTATATTGAGCCATGTAGCTACCCTGCATGATGATTGGTTTAGCAGTGTTACGATCCATTTCTACTAATTCTAGTATAGGAGAAAGTCTTTTATGCTTACCGACCAACTTATCTACAGCTAATTTCCATGGATCAATAAGCATGGTGTACACGTCTTTAGTGTTACCAGTCTTCTCCCTGAATTTAGGAATACTTTCGTGGAACTCACCTGTCTCTTTATCAGCTAAGAAAATACCACCAGTAGAGAGCATACTAATATTCTTATCACCTAGCGCACCGAAGTTCATTAGGGTAAGCATAAATCCACTCGTAATAGCGTCAGTCTCGATAGCTAGGTCGGTAGTGAACGTCTTAGAGTTATCTCGACTATCTGCAGTATCTTTAGATTGATCCAGGATTGGACTGGTATTTAGGTAGCTTCCTAATGCCTGTAAGCCGTCCAAACCATGGGCGCCTAGGCCATTATCTTGTAGATACTCAGTCACAGAGGATCCATAGCCATCGGCAAACACAGCTGCTGCATTCTCTCGTGTGTCCATATCATTAGCTATGCGATAGAACTCAGTAACAATCTCGTCATGTTTACCATGATCAATTTTTACTGACTTACTTAATGCCTGAACTACTGCATATTGGAACATCTGGAAGTGGTCACCACCTTGTCCAGCTGTAACCTCTACACTAAAGCCATCTTTAGATCCTGTAGCATACTTATCAGCGAATATTAGATGGCGAACTAGCTTACTGCCTTGGTAACTGAAGGCACTCTCATTGACGTTGTGACGACCATTCTCACCTGTGTTGTATGAAAAGTGAAAGGGCCCATTACTTCCTTCTGCAACATACATGTCATAGAAGTCGAACACACCTTGAATTTCATTAACAATACCCAGATTGCGACCTACATCACCCATCTGAAGGTATAGAGGACGATCTTCAATAGCATACTCAAATCCCTGAAGTTGCTTAAAGAACTCAGTAGCTTCTTCTCTATTCTCAGGTTGAAGAAGGTATAGCATGTCTGGTTTAAATCTCCAATCGACCTTATTCATCCTATTTACGTCACTAATTACCTTCTTAGGTAATGGACGTGATGTCTTATTATAAGTAGCACCTGCCTTAAGCTTCTTAATATCATTGCCAAATCTAGGGAACTTAGCTCTAGGCTCAGTACCTGATATCTTCTGAATCAGAGTAGTGTATGCACTAGCGTTTTTAGCACTAGTAAGGTCAAGAACTGATTGTACTAGGGGAGTTGGTTGACCCAAAACAAGATTGCTGTCTGTCTTCTCAGTAGCTATGCGTATAAATGTAACCTGAGAGTCACCGGATTGAAGTGTGTATATGTCTTTAGTTGGTATTTGAGTCTTAACAAGCATACCAGAGGCGATAAGCGACTCTACCGCTGCCATACCTAGAGACGTAATCATACGATCTCCATGTATTGCCAGTGCATCTTGCTTAACCTTGATTCCTAACTGGTTAAACACTGCCTTACCCAACTGTTCTACTACGTTACCGTATAAGGTACCTGCTATGTGTAGTTTTTGTGTGGTCTCATCACTCATCTTGCGAGCAGTACCTTCACTAGAGGCAATCTTGTGAATGTCCTCAGAAGTATTGTATAAAGTGCTCTGACCCATAGTAGTGACCCAGTTAAGGCCAGTAATATTGATTATGTTCAGTACATTAGTATCGAACAACGCTTTTATAGTACCCTTATGTCCTTTAGCAGAGTTAGCCCTCTCTTTGGCACCTTTAGCTAATAGAAGCATTGGGAACTGTAGTACTTTCCATGTCTGCTTCTTGTCTGCACCAACAGCGTTAACAGAATAGGCGTAGTCATTGCCACGCAAACTCTCAATAGCATCAGGCATGTTTTTATACATGATTCGTAATAGATCACGAACACTTCCTAATACTTTAGTCTGACGGTCATCTAATTTAAGAATGTGGGTAATCTTAGGATAATTCTTGAAGAAGTTTCTAACAGTCTTCAAGTAACTCTTACCTATTAGGGAGTCCTCAGCTATGTCAGGGGTAACAGCTCCCTGTACATCAGTGGTACTACCATTTCCTGTATTCTCAAAGAAATCACTAAGTTTAATAGAAGAGTCTGGGCTGTCATTAGTAACCACCATGTTGGTAGGTACATCTGTAGCTTCTTCAAATAAACCGGTCTGCGTGTTGTAAGCTAGCTCTGGATCCAAGGTTGGATTATCTACCTTTCTTTGTGCAGCATCTTCTGCAATATCCTCATGAACTTGGGCGGACTCTTCTGCAGAGAATGTTAAGAAGTCCTCTTCAACTACAGGAACCACTCCCATCTTAACCAAACGTGCTTCCATGAGCTTCTTTGTCTTGTTCCACAGCTTGCCTTCCTCTTTAGAGTGCTTTTTGGCTAACTTAGCCTCTAGCTTGCTGATCTGTGACTCAGTTTGGTCAATTATTACCTGATCTTCCATTGAAGGAACTTCAGTTACAGGTGCTTGTTCTTTAGGCTTCACAGGAGCCGCTACAGGGACTTCTACAGTTGGGGCATATAATGAGGCCAGTTGAGCATGAACGTCTGCTATGGCAGCACTGTCAGTCTCCATGGTAGCAATTAGGGCAGGTGTTTTGGTCTTATTATAGAACCATACCTTCTTACCTTCTTCTGTTGTCTTATCAACTCCAAATGCTTCAAAATCTATTGTGAAATTGTCAATTGCCTTGCCTAAGTAGGTAACACCACCTAGCTTAGTTGGAAGAGTTGGTGAGTTACCTGCCTGGATCTCAGCATTGTATGCCTGGATCTCTTGGAACTTAGTGGTCTTAAATGCTTGGTAATCTGACCACTTCTTAAGGAAGTCTAACTTACTGGTTGCCTCATCAGAATTACCACGCTTAGTTGCTTCAGTAACCTGTGCTATATGCCACTTAAGACCTTTAAACTTACCGTCAGACTCTTCACCTGACATTACTTGGTCAGACACACTCTCCACGGACTTACGAAGAGCTATGTATGTATCTAGTTTAGTATTTTCACCATCCTTGATGCCAAGCTTATTCTTAACATCTTGCAACTCAGCGGACGTAGGAGACCCTTTTCTTGATACGTTACTTAGATCCATGGATCCAAGGGTGTCTTCTATGAATGTCTTCTTGTCTTCCGCAGTGGTCATTCCCTCTGCTTTGGAGGCTAATAGGTCTACTGCGATCTTTAGAGCATCATTATCTGTAGCACCTTCCACTTCTACTAGGCGAGTATATTCCTCAGCTACTTGATCTGTACCTGTGAAAGAGTCACCTACGAAATCACTTTGTGCTTTTGGTACTGGCGTACCTAATGCTTCCTGCTCAGTTATGAAAGTCTGAGCCGCTTCTAAATGCTTATTGTACTCATCCATGTAGGCCTGAGTGTTTTCAGTGGTTCTCTCTCCTACTGGTATTTTTAGATAATCATTAGCAGCAGAGAATCTTATAAGAGCTACTGTAGGAGAATCAGGTGTCTTTGCAGTAGTTGGATCAAGAGGCACACCTTCCACAGGGGTAGGAGAATTACTCCTATCAATCTCTTCAATTTGTACAGCAGCTACTTCAGCACGTTCTCGGACATCCACAAGTGTGTCACTGACAGTGCTAGCTATCTTAGTACTAACAGCTTTACCATATTCAACAGTGCCAGACACAGTAGCAGTAGTACCACCCATGCCTGCAGCAACAAATGCCACATCAATAAAGCGATCAATTATCTCGTCTTTGGTGTACTCAGCTCCCTGTGAGGCAGCAGTATTAATGATGAGTGCTTCCTGAGCTACCTCAGTACCCGACTCCCATGCAGCCTTGCCTAGGATAGTTTTAGCAACTCCCTTAGCTGCATCAACAAAGCCTTTCTCAACCAGGCGCTTAACAATGGCATCACCTGTCATCCGGGTGAGAAGGTTTTTAGGTATAACCTTGCCGGCACCGAATCGGTCTAGTAGGCCAATCAATATACCTGTGCCTATAGCTTTAGCATCGTTTATCTCAACACCCTTGTCTTCCATCTCCAGAGCGGACTCACCCACACCCATAGCACCAGATGCTAATGTAGTTCCACCTAGAACCATAATAGCAGCGGTACCACTAAATGGTGCAGTAAGGGCTGCAGCAGCTCCACCTGCTAGTGAGACACCAGAGGTAGCAAGGTTCTCTTGCATCATTTCCCATACACGACCTAGTGCACTACCCGCTCCACGTTCTTTAAACATTTCACGAACACTCATACCACCAGATAGAGGCTCATAGCCTCCTTCTTCTAGATCTATGATCTGTTGATCTACAACTGACTGGCCCCAATCTTCTACTGATTGGTTGTCCATGAATGATCCAATAGTACGTGCACCAGCACCTAACATCTTCTGTGCTTGATCCACAGACATGACGGCAGCACTATCTCGCTCAGATGAGGAGACGCTTGATACATCAAAAGACGTACCATCATCCTTTCTATATATAAGGTTTTTTAGGTTAGTACTATTAGCTAGGCGCTCAACTTTGTTGTCTGAAGATATAGATAGACTTTCTGATTTGGTTCTACCAAAGTCTTGCATACCGGTAGCCGGTGCTGCTTGATATAGACTCTGATCAATGCCCATAGGTACAGTGGCAGCTGGTGCCGAAGGCACAACAGCTGACGCTGGTTGTAATGATACGTCTGCTAGCTGAGTTTCTTGGTTAGGCGAATTAAGTGGGGTGCTAAGAAGATCTTGCTCAGACATGTCGATTTATACCTACAATAGAAAAAGGGGCAATTTATGCCCCTTAGTTTACTCAAGTATTACTACAACCTCAAGTCATCGGTCATTAGCAATCTTCATACGCAGCTTGAAGGCGTCCTCAATAGACTCCTTATCTTCACTACTTATATTTAGATTATCAATCTCTCGACCAAACCCACCACCGATAGTTCGGATATTGCCCCACTGGTTTTTACGAGTAACTTTATTGAAGAACTTTACAAGAGCTTCCTCTGTCTTAAAATGACCAAGAGCTACTGCATTGTTCAACTCCACTTCTGCCCCTTTAAAAGCTTCTAATGCTGCTATAGGTTTAAGATCAGATTTTGTAATATCTTGTAGACTGCTAACCTTATTACGCAACTCCGCAATAGAAGCAGTATCTGGTGCAACCTTAGGTACAACTACCTTAGAATCGTCACCACCTGTATTTCCTTCTGTCTTAACCTTAGCCTTTTCAATAGCCTTTCTGAAGGCTAGTTGTTGAGCGTTACCTTTGTTACTGCGAATACCAGAGTCTCTCCTAGCAGTGGATAGATAACCTGATATGCGAGACTGGTGATTAAGTTCAGCAGTTGCCTTGGTCTGTTGCAGATTTACAAAGGCATTAGACTTACGTTGAAATGATGTATCAGCCAAGTTCTTTGAAATATTCTTCTCGACATTGGCAATAAGAGTAGCCTCATTGTCTACCTTCCAATTACCTTGAAGAGAGTCTTGAATACTAGCCTTAAGTATAAAGTCAGATATTAGAGACTCATCCATGTAGGCGCCGCTAGCATCTTTGATGCGTAAATCACCTGACCTAATCTTATTAACAGTATCAGCTACCGCATCTTGTCCATTATCCCACTGCAGGAAGTCAGGAAACATGTTGGTATCAAGAGTATCTTTAACAAAATCAGTTACAGTTTGTGCCTTATCTAGTGCACCTGAATACGCATTAGCAAAATCTGAGTGCTCTAGAATGTTGTCATAAGCATTCTGGGCAATCTCAGTGTCCATAGTACGTGTAGCAACAGATGCACTAACTTGACCATCATACGTGGCTTTATGCTCACCTTTTAGTGTATTGGATTCAGTACGAAGAGCTTCACGACCTTGTACCAATGCAGACTTAGTGGTGGTAGATAGATTAAGTTCATTCAACTGATTCTTAAAACGAGTCTCACGATCTTGAGTACTTGGTTCCTTCTCAAAGCCATGTGCTTCAGCTGCTGCTTGTAGCTTGTTACGCATGTCATTAGGCGTTGCAGGATCAATAGTCATGTTACCAGCACTATCAATAGAAACGTACTGACTAGCACCTTCAACACGCTCTACAGCGGTCTGCATAGCTGTAATATTCTGTTGCTTAAATGCTTGAGTATTGTTCTCGAACTCTTCAACCAAACGATCTTGGGTCTTACCAAGTGCACGGTTAGTACTTTCCTCAAACATACCTGCAACCTTGCCAGTATTAATTTGGGTGCCGTACTGTGCAGTATACTCAGGTGATGTTACTTTATCCCGGAGATCATTAAGAGCACTCTGTCCTTGATTAGCAGCTGCAGTAATCTGTTCTGCTAAATCACGATCAAACTTACCCTGCTGCTCATTATATATAACACCTTTACGACTATTAATAGCATCTACTAATGATAGGTACTCTGGACTACTCTTATCCAATCCAGATAACTGGCTCTCAAGTGCTGCGATGTCATTAGTACTCTGCATGAGACCAATTTCTGTATTAGCAGCAGTCTGTTGATCCTTACCCTGGTAACTTTTAAGTTGTCCACCGGCAGAGCTTATTTGAGAGCTTAGATCCATATAAGGATTGGCTGCTTGTTGTGCACGAAGACCTGCAATAAGGGATTCCTGTCCTGCAGTGTCTGTAACACCTAACTGATCAAGGGCAAGTTGTTCCTTATACTGGTTCTCATTTGCACCACGTAACACACCACGTTCCTTATTAAAGGAGGTTTGCAGTGCATCTGCATCAATACGTTTACCATAGCCCTCTAAGGCAGTAGCAGAGATGTCACCTTGCATGGCATTAAGCCCCGCTAAGTCGGTAGCACCTTCTAACTGACGACGAAGAGCTGCAGTGTTTACATCACTGTCTTCTTTAAGGCGAGCGTCTACTCCTGATTGGTACGACTTAATACCACCACGGGCCTGATCAATAGCTTTATTAAACAGGTCTCCAGCAGAGGATAAAGCGTTTACTGAGGTAGCAGAGCTTGGAGCCTGCATTTGTGTCCATCTAGGAGCAGCCATTCTAATATTCCTTATGCAACGCCACGGTTCTTAACATACTGATCAGCAGCAACACGTGCTTGCTCTTCATTCATACCACCTTCACGCTCACGACGCTGCTGACGGTCAAACAGCTCATCATTAACTAGAGATCGTTGAGACTGGTACTGCTTCTCAAACGAGTTACGTCTAAAGTCTAAATCACTAGCAGCTAACTGGTTCTGCTTGTTAGCCATTGCTAGGTTACCAATGACACCTACAGCTTGTGTACCGAGATCAAAGTAACCACCTGCACCACCCCAACCCATCTTAGTAGTCTGACCCAGACTGTTAGGTGTATTGGCATTAGTTCCAGGTGCCCAAGGTGCTTGAGTCTGTGAAGCTAGCTTCTGCTTGGTCATTTCCGCATATGATACTGGTTGCTTGCCATAATCAGGCATTTTCCAGTTAGTCATAGGGTTTGTAGCTGTCTTTGAGACGCCAGAGTTCATTGGTAGAAAACCTTGCCCCACTTCATATGGATCTGGCATATTACTTCTCCTAAAATCTTAATTAATAGTAGTTTACATTGTTGTAACCACTAAGTGAATAGTTAACCAATTCCGCTCATCGGATCCAGCTTAGGTAGTGCGATCTTGTTGTCGTAGAAGTACTCTAACTGGTCATACACCCTTGTACCTGGATTAGTATCTAAAGTACGTGCATAGAACGTTAGAGGAGACTCATAAGTATTCACCGAGGTTATCATGGTGGATACCATAAGCTCACTAAAATCAGTCTCTTCTAACATAGATCTCTTCTCTTCAAGATCCTTCCACTGCTCTGCAGAACTGGTTATAAAGTCCTGAGACTCATGCTGTATCATCTGTGCTTGATGACCCATGTAAGCATCACCAACGGCCCCTACAGTAGCTATTAGTGTGGATGGGTCAGACAGTGTGAATGTATCAAAGGAGAATCCATCAGTGCCACCTGTTACGTAAGCAAGGGCAAGTGATATTGCTGCCCTAAGGAATGGATCGTCTATACCTGCAAGTATCTGCTCTAATGCAAAGCTGTAGGCAACTGCAGTCAGGAATGCTGATAAGAACGCTGCCATGGTTATCTCAGATCCACGAACAAACATCATGATCAGTACCGATATAGCAATGATCACGAACTTCTTAATAGCCCTCCAGACTTCCTGATACCACTTTAAGTAATACTCATGTTGTGAGTGGCTAACTACCACATAGCTCTCAAGGAACACCTGTTCTTTTAGTGCTAACGTAGGAAGCTGTGACACTACACCCAATATTAATGGAATACAGAAGTTAGAGTGATCTAACGAATCTGGATCAGAGTTAACATTGATAGCAACGGACGTAGTTACTCCTGAGGGGTAATCTATGACTGTGTGTGCTATCAAACCGGTTATGACTAATCTACGGTAAGTATTCACCCCTGAAGCACTAGGTGCATACAGTGTTAACGAACCGCTAGGTATATCTAAGTTAAGGGCACCATATCCACCAAGTGATACATCGAACTCTTCTCCATCAACTATGAGGCTACCGTAATCAGTACGTGATCCAACAACATTGCTACTAGTAATAGAGTTGAACTGTAGCTTGAAGTTGTAATCACTCTCAGAAATATTGACTGTGTAGTTGTTCTGGTTCCAAGACACATTACCTGTACTTGGATCTACATGGTTCAAGTAGATAGCATCAAAGAACTCAAATAAATAAGCTTTAGCTGCTTGGGTAGGTGAGTGAATGTTTATAGCATTCATAAGGAAGATGTCTGTAATACGGTCTTCCTCATTACCCACGTTAGTAGGTACACCTTCCTTCATCTGGGCAAACACACTCTCAATAGGGAAGCTAACACTCTTAAGTAAGTGTTTTGCGTCATCAAATTCTTCCTTACGAGAGGGATGGTCAATGTAAACACTATCCAACATAAGTGGGTAGATAGGGAATGCTACAAAGTCCTCAGAGTTCTGGTAAGTACTAAATATGTCATGGAATAGGTGAGTATCTTCCATAGCCGGGGAGTATAACTTTATTTTAGTTAGTCCCAGGTGGAGGTAAGAATACCTAAGTACCTGTGTATTGGGCCCTACAGTTCTATTGGCTACCAACACAGATGAGCTAACAAATGCGTCCAGATCGTCTAAGATAGTCTCTGTATATGTATATGTAGTGTCATCCACGTAGGTAGCACTACTGAATACCTTGGTGAACCATACACCTGATAATGAGTAAGCATATGAGTGGGTAGATGCATCGTAAGTTACTGTAGGGGAGTTGACCTCGTCAATCTGATCCATAGCTGTAGGACTGGAGAATGATGTGCCTGTGATATTAGGTACGCCATCTGGAAATGCCAGACCTGTTATATAGGTCTCATCTCGTAATGGACTAGTCTGTGTGACAGTAGGTAGTTTGTGTACGTAAGAGGACTTAGCATTGTTTAAGTAATTAGAGGCAGCAGTATATCTATTACTGATCAATGCGATCTTGATAGCTTCGGATGCAGAGAGTCCTCGCTTAGAAGCAGTCATTACTGCTGCTTGTACAGTGGGTATTGTATCTTCCATCTCCCCAAATACAGGGGAGGTGTGTGCTCTTGCTGCCCGATGCCAACCCATCTACTGCTCCATTATGGTGTTAGAGTAGAGTATTCTAGTCCAGCACCTTTTACTGCGTTACGAAGTACATTACCAATCTCAGTCTCAGTAACTGGGATAACATACCCGTTTGGATCAGTACCCTTAGCAATCTGCCAGATATCACTAACCAACTTAGCTGCTTTCTGTTCAGAGTCACGTGCAAAGCCATTCTTCTGAGCTTCATACAGTGCCTGCTGCTTAGTAACTAAGATAGACTGCTCAAGCTCAGTTGCACCCTTGTTATCTAGTAGAGTCTTCTCACTACCAAACTTAAGGATCTGTGAGGCTTTAACCAGGTTATCTTGGGTAGATGTAGTATCTGAACGTGTGGTTCCAGCAGTCACCTCAAGGGTTTGTACCTCAGACAATGCAATAGCACTAGTCATCTGGTCACGTTGCTTAGAAGTCGTTACAAGACCATCTAGTAGTTGTTCTTTAGCTCGCTCAGTACCATCAATAGTCTCAGCCATTTGCACATGGATCAAGCTGATTTGCTCATCTACGTGTTGACGTTGTTTAAGACTATTATCCAACGCATCATCTAACTGGACATCAGTACGCTTGGTCGAAGCAAGCTGTTCTTGAACCTGAGTATTGACTAACACAATACGAGAGTTAATCTCTTCGCGTTGCTTCTCACCAGATAAAATAACATCATTTAACTGGTCAATAGCTCGTGAAGTGCCACTTGTTTGCTCTACAATTTGAGCGGCTAATAGCTCAACCCGCTTCTCTGCTTCTTGCTCACCCATTACAAATGTAACGGAGTGTTGCATAGCAGATTGAATAGATCCTAAATAGACATTAGCGTAGTCTGCACCTTTGATACGACCCTTAGAGTACTGATCATCTAGATGTGATGTAACCGACTTCATTAACTTGTCGAATACACCGTCACCATTGATCGTGCCGTCTGTTACGCTACCTACGGTAATGTCTGTCATGTTAATACCTTAAAATTTAACAGTAGAAGTGTAGGCAGTCTCTGTAGAGACAGCGTTGACGTTAATCACATGAGCCACATTAGATGAGGTCAATACTTCATAACGCCATACACCTTTCTTGTTGAGCAAGTCAGAGAATGTAATCTGGCCTGCTACAGCGATAGTAGGAGAAACATCACCTGTTAGGGCGATGCTACTAAAGATACCGTCAGGATCCACTGCACGAACGCTGATAGCATCTGCAGCTACTTCTCCAGCTTTTAACTGAGGCCGGGTAATTGTAAATGTAACAGTAGATCCAACGGTATACATAGCTATTCCTTATTCATCGTTTACTAGTGCTTGCTGACGAGACAAATTACGTAACTCTGCCTCGTTTAATGGATCCAGAACTTCAATACTAAACTCTGGTACCAACTTACTCTTACGGATCTTTTGTCCATTAGGTGTCTTAGCATTATAAAACACAGAACATTTACGATCTTTGATCATATTGTAGATGATGTGTGGTACATGCCATCCATCAATTGAATCAAATGGTACAAACTTCTTAAATGTACCCAGCTTAGAAGAGCCAATGGAGAAGATTTCACCTTCCCAGTTCTTCTTGTTAGGGTTCATACATGTAATTCGGATACGTACAAGCTTTGAAGCTTCTTTACGTTTTGCAGCTAAAATAGCACCTTGAGATGTTGGGGCAGCCTTAACTTCAACTTCCTCATCTTCTTCCTCAGGTTCTAGAGCTTTGTTTACTAACTTACGGAGTTTATCTACTCCAGTATTATGACGGTAAGTAACACCCATCTGGTCTGCACGTGCTCGTAGGGAGTCCAACTCACTAGGAATTGCGTTCTCTTCTACTTCATCTACTTCTACTTCTTGTGTAATTTCATCGTTCATTTTACTTCTACCTTTTGAAGAGGGTGATCGCCTCTATATGTGAAAAAGCCTCCCCCGAAGGAGAGGCCTTATTATAAAACTATTGCTTAGATTTCAGCAACAGTCTTGATTACAGCTAAACGCTCTGTACGTAGCAACATAGTACCGTAGTACCACTTGATGCTGTAGAAGCCAGTCTCGCCATACGGGTCAGTAGAACTATGGTTCTCACTAGGACGTACGTGCTTGATCTTAAACTTAACAGTCTTGCCATCAGTTTGGAAACCGATAGTAGTAAATGCGCCGTCACCAACAACCATCATTGGGAATACGTCGTAGTTACCGCCAGTAGCGTAGTAACCAGCGTTAGCTGATTCAGCAGCACCAGCACCAGCCCACTTCATCATCTCAGGAACTTCAACGATGCGGAAGCTGTCTACAGAACCAATCTCACCACGAATCACACTACCAGCTTGTGCATACTGAGCTAATGGGATAAACGCCTTGTTGCCGTGGTAGTCAGTCATCTTCATGATCGCAGGGATCATTTCAGAACCAACGTACATGATACGAGCAGCGTTAACCACTTTGGTATCTACCATACGCGAACCAGAGATTACTTTGGTTTGCTTAGGTGTACGGTTGTTGTTCAACTCAATGTTCAACTTAACCAAGTCGTCATAAGTTACAGCAGAGATTGCACCGGTTTCACCAGACAACTCAGCAGCAGTAGTTGCTACGCCAGTTAGACGTACAACACCAGCACCGTTCAACAAGTCTACCTGAAGTTGATCTTCAGTCATCTCGTTAGCAGCCTTCACAGACTCAGTAGTGATGTGCTGAAGTAACTCAGAATCAGAATCGAAGTCCAAAGACTCTTGAGAGTACTCATCGAAGAAACCAAACTTCTCGATAGAACCTTCAAGTTCGATACGCTTCATGCCAACACGGTTAACACGACCACCAGCTTCAGACAGAGCAGGAATCTTAGCAGCGATAACACCAACGTCTTTAGATGAACCATATAGGTTACCGTTAGAGATTGTTGCACCAGATGCGTCGATACCTTGATCGTTGATGTTACGATCATCAAGGATAGGTAGGTAATGGAAACGCTTAATGGTTTTACCCATGTTCTTAGGCATAGCAGTAACATCAGCCAACTGACCGAAGAAACTTTCTTTTGCCGCTTCTACAAGAGCTTTCTTGTGGAAGTAATCAGTACGTAACTGTGAACCTACAGTAGAGGCTGTGCCGCCAGCTGGGTCGTTATACTTTGCAGTCATAATAATACACCTTAATAATTAAATAATATTAGTTTAAACAAACTTACTAGAAGACATCTTCTCGAACTCTTCGTCACTCATATTGAGAACGTCAAATTCAGGTTTAGCCTTACTAGGCTTACTTTTTGCAGAACCCGCTGCTCGCCGTTTATCTTTAAGCTTTGGATCTACAGGATTGTTTGTCTTATTAACATTATTTGATTTGGATGTACTAGTCGGATTAGTCTTGGTGTCCTGTACGGGGTCACCGAAACCTCCTTTAGCATTGATCGCATCGCCTATCTGTTTATAAGCCTCAATATCAGAAAGACCATTAAGTCTTCCTAAAATTCGCTCCCGTTCTACAACTTCGCTGACCTGCTTATATATACCTGATGCGACATGCTCGTTAATGACCTTAATGATACTAGGATCTTTAGCGATGGTGTCTTTGGACGCTTCGTCCCACTTGTTGCCAATGATGTCGATAGTAGCATTGAAAGATTCTGTGTCTCGAATGTCATCGAGTATTCCATCTAGAGCTACTTCGCTATCGGAGACAGTGTAAGCTTTTGGTGTATAAGCAATATTGTCAGTGTCTATATCTAGTGGATCCATTCCACTATCCTTCACAAGCTTCTTGATTGCCTCAGGATCTTTTTTACTAAGATCAATCAAGTAGCTAAGTTTTTCTTCGTCCAGCAAGCCATGGTTATCCAACATCTTCATGACTTTAAGGTTGGGCTTAATAGCAGCCATCTTCTTATTGTAGTTAGCACCCATCTTCATCAGATCACGAGCATCTTCTACAGTATCAACCTTCATTTCCTTACCATTAGCCTTGAAAGAGCTAAGTAAGGCTTCATACTGGACTTTATAGTCTATTTCTTCTTTAGAGTCAACGTCAGCTTCCTTAGAAGCCTCTGTAGTGTCCTCTGAAGGATCTTCATCCTTATCGTCATCATCGTCAGACTTGTCATCAGAATCACCTTCAGTCGCATCGTCTGCGTCCTCAGAGTCGTCATCAGAGTCTTGATCAGATTCTTTATCTTCAGAATCTTCATCAGCGTCTTCATCCGTAGTTTCATCATCATCTGCTTCATCATCATCTACGGTTTCGTCATCTGACTCTACTACGTCATCTTCTACATCAGGAGAGGCGCTAGCCTCTTCTTCATCTAGTCGAGCCAGTTCAGTAGAGATGGCATCGTTGATCTCATCATCAGGAAGGTCTAGTGGATTAATAGCAGTCATATTACAACTCCTCTGCTAGTAATTCTTGACGAGTTTCTTCGTCTTCCTTAATACCTTGTTGAGCCATACGACCTACTTGCATAACCTTCTGCAGGTACTGACGCACATTGCCAATGGCAATAATGCCGTGGTCAATGATCTTCTGTGAACCATCATCTGCCATAGAGGGATCTGCCTTCAGGATAACTAACCTGCTTGCCTCATCCATGAAGTAACCTTCATCTATGACGTCTATAAAATCTTTATTAGATACAAGTCGTAGTAACGACTCCATCTTATCAACATCCTTACGTGCTGCTTCAATACTTACTTCAATCTGCTCGATTTCATTCATTGCTATATACCTTCGTGTCCCCCAGCTTTACCTGTAGGTTATCTTGGTTTAGGTTATTGAGACTTAGGTGTCTCGTCTTTTTTTAACATACTGTCTGCTGCCTTTAAATCAAGAGCAGATCGTCTATCAAAATCTTTCTTCTGCATTTCCTTATCCATGTCAGCACCAGACTCACGCTCTAAGAACGTTAGGTCTTCGCTATCAGACTTACTCTCTAAGTTACGAGTCTTAGCCTGTTTAAGCTGAACATCAACTTGGTTCTCTGCACCCTTAGCTTGCTCATTAAATATCTGAGCCTTAAGGAGTTCAAGCTCCAACTGTGCTTTCTCCTGCTGTATTGGATCAGGCTGTGGTTGATACTCTTTGATCTTCTTAGCAAGTGTTGGCATCTTACGAAGCATGGCAATCTCTTCTAACAACATCTGACCCATTGAAGGATCCATTGAGTTACCCATGGTCTGTAGCATAAATGCTAGTTCCTGAGCTTTCTCGTTATCTGTCTCTGCAGTGGAGATACTTAACTTAAGGTCAAAGTTACCTGATAGGTCATCTCTACGTACCTGTACAAACTCTTCGTTAGTGATACGTACTGTCTCTTCCTCAGAAAGGAATACAGCGTTCATAGCTAGAATCTTACGACCAGCTTCACTAATACATGTAGATAAGCGTCGGAGTATACCTAACTCTCGCTTACTTGTGGCATCTAATGTGCCTCGAATACCTGTAGCTGTTGATCCAAGTGCCTGTCCAGATAGACCTGAAGAGAAAGCTTTAACACCTGTTAGAGATTCTGCTTCCTGGTTCTGTAAGCCTAGCATTACTTCAGCTGACTTAGGTATCTCTGGATAAGAGCCCATATGGAATGCTTGTCGTGGATCTACAGTGGCATTGAACTCATAGTCCAAGCCCTTCTCGTACTTACGTCTGTTGGTAACATCCAATGCATCTTTACGGATACCTAACTGACCATTAGCAGAACGACCCATGATATCAATCATACCGCGAGTTACTGCACCTACTATTTTTTGGTTATCTTCTAGTAGTGCACCATCTGGCTCACCATAGCTTGAGTTACGCTTAGGCAACATCTGAGCCATAACAAAAGGAATCTTCTTGTCCGGGTATGGGTTCTCTTCCATACGGATCATTGTCTCACCAACATAGGTGGCAACAATAGGTTCTACGATACCAGTGTTGTTGATATCCCAGTAGCCCCAGTACTCATATGCTACGAACTTCTGACGAGGCTTATCCTTAAAGGAAAAGTCTGTGTCATCAGAGTTACCACTATAGTCTGGTTCAGCTAGTACAGAGTGACCAGTAATATTAATCTTATCAAGGTTTGTATAACGACCATCCTGCTTAAGCTCAGACAAGTCCGTGCTAAAGCGATAGATTAAGAACTGTGCCTTATCAAGATCACCCTTACAGGTCGGGTCTAGTACAACATCATCCAGGTCACATACCTCAAGAGTAGGTTGGTTCTTAATGATACGAGTTTCCTCTATCATTTCAGTACCAGTCTGAACCTCTTCATATGGAGGTATACCTTGTGCAGCCATCTGAGCTGCTTGCATAGGATCCTGTACAGGAACCTGTTCAATAATGGGTTGCTCTACTTCAATGATCTCATCTTCATATTCCCAACCTACACGGGCAATAACTGTACCTTCGTCTACAATGGCACGTACGTACTCATCAATAAAACGGTTCTTCTTGATCTTAGTATTGAACTGGTTGTTCAGTACCAGCTGATTCTGTACAGCACCTGCCTTGTCTTCAAAGGTAACAGGCTCTACGTTAAAGATGTCTTCAGTAGATAGGAATGGCTCACTTAGAGCAGCATAACGCCACTCAGCTTGCTTACGTATAAGTTTAGGTGCAACAGCACTACGTCCAGTACGCTTCTGAATAGCAGCCTTACCTGTAACGTTAAGGTTGTCTACCCAAGCTTGTACCTTAGTCATTTGAAGAGTATGAGCAGGTAATGCTTCAGTGTAGTCAGCCTTTAGGTCAGAGACCTTAGGAGTGTTGTCCCACTCAGCTAATTTAACTGTGCTCTCAGCATATAGATCCTTATCGGAGGTCTCATCTGAGGACACCATTTCTTCATCAAACTGTTCTGACATTTTGTCGATACCTTAAACGGGCACGTATTGCGCCATATATTGTCATACTACCCTTATTAAGGGAGTATCCTACCACATAACATTAACTATGGCTTTCGCTTATTAATTATGCCTTCTGCCAGTCCACCCATGAAGTAGAAGCTAACAATTGAAAGCATGATCCAATCAATCTGGAACTCAGCTATTACTCCACGAATATCAGCTACATCCTTACCCATGAATACCATGACCATAACTAGGATATACGAAGAGATGTACGTACCACCGAACATGAGAGCTAGGTAGCGTTGAGCAATTTTAAATGGTGCATAAGCAGCCATTATATCAGTCTTAGCCTTAGTCTTAGCAGCAATGGCCTCTGGCTCGCTGGTATGGAATGAATCAATGAGGTCTATACTCTTACTGATTACATCTCCACCACCAAAAATAGTGCTTAAAATTCCCATGGTTACTCCTCCAGTTCAAAGTGTGGCATATCCTGCCAATTCTTCCAGTTACCACCCCATTTAAGTCTGTACCCTAACTGTGCAGCTGCTTGAAGCATTGCTGCAGCTATTAAGGCAAGATGAAGTTTGTCCCAGGAGGCTTTACCGTCAACGTAAGCATACACGTCAAGTGCTTTTCCTGATTGGTGATAGGACTTGTTTGTGCGTCCATCTGCCTTAGAGACACCTGCTGTGAACAGTTTGGCTTGATCTGCAGTGGTACGCAGGCCACCAGAAGAAGGGATACCGAAGTCAATATTAGAAATGCTAATCGCAAGGTCACTTATCTCAATTAGTCGAGGGTCTACACCTGCACGATTGTTTAAAGAGTTCTGACCGAGCTTAAACATTGTTAGCTCCGCATCGCAAAGAATACTGCAGATACTATGCCTGCAATAAGTACACGTATGAACCATTCATTAGCACCACTAGTCTTTGAGACTGTAGCTAATCTGATAGAGTGATCGTCTAGTGTGGAACTATGTTTGTTTAACCGACTATCCTGCGTTGTGTTGTGTGCAGTGAGGCCGTCCATCTTGGTATCAATCTCTACAAGCTTTACCATTACGTCCACAAGCTTATCTATCTTGGCCTCTAGACGGTCGAACCTAGCGTTAACTTCCATGGTAATTCCTTGCAGTATTAGTGGTGATTTTGTCATCGTTCAATTCCTTAATCCCTACCTTGTGCCTGATATATTCACCATACTGACTGTGAAGTACCACACAAGACATAGACCGATCTGATCCATAACCAGATTCAGCATGCCATCCATCTACTGGACTGAGAACGTTCCAGCTTTCTACTACCATACCACCAATCTCTCTGGCAGTCTTATGATGAATATGGCCCATCCAGCAGAATCGGTGAGTTGTATCGCCCCACTTCTTAGACATTGTACGTGTGACGTGCTCGTAGACCCTTTGAGGAGTCATACGGTCACCATGATGGGTAACTATAAGATTTGATCCAAACTGGAAGGACACGAATTTGGATACGTTATCTAATACTTCAATACGTGGATCGTCTTCGTATAGGACTTTTAGGAGGATATTTAAGGAGAGAGCTGCGTCTCTATCATGGTTGCCACGAGCATTAAGGATAACTACCTTTTCATGCTTCTCTAGCATCATGTTAACAACACGTCTTAGGAGAGCACCTGCTGCCGTGTAAGCACGACTGAAGTGTCCATCGACATCTAACACGTTACCGCTTTGGGTAGTGTTAGTGGTGTCGTTTGCGTGGAGGAAGTCACCTAGATTAACTAGTAATCCAGTATGTGCATCTACACCACGAGTGATTAGTTTGTCAAAAGCATCTACTAGTAGTGCCTCTGCTCTGTCAATATTATAGTCTTCATCACCGGTTGTAGCAGCATGAGCCAACATGCCTAAATGGTGGTCACCTATGACATAACATGACATGAGATCAGTGTCTGTGTTAGTAGGACTAGTAATATTAATATGTTTATTCTTGAGATCTTCAGCCAAACCTTCAACGAAAGACTTGATAGCTTCTAGTTCAGCACCCTTCTTAAGATCTGTCTTGACCCATTGACGTGATAGGTTACCCTTCTCATCATAGTAACTACTCACGCCCTTAACAATATGTGATTCAGGGGATGTGTGGATCATGTCGTGAGAAGGTGAATAGCCTTGCCTGGCTGCCTTTGCTTTAACTCTCGTTATACAAGAGTTAACTGTAGAGGCGGATATTCCTAGCTGCTTGGCTACCTTAGATATAGATGGGTTGGTGTTGAGAGCATCCAATATCTCCAACTGTCTGGGTGAGGCCCATTCCTTGAGTGCTATGTAATTCATACGTAGGTAATATTCCGTATAGTGTCGGTAATAGATATTGTCGTAATACTATCATTATAAGGACGTGATTGCATAAATACTATTAACGTATGTACAGGGCAACGCCAAAAGCAGCTGCTCCTATGACCAACAAGATCATGAGTGCTTTAACTGTTACAGCTAAGTAACTCTCTATAGCTGTAATTCTAGCATTACGCTTACGTATCTCAGCATTACGTGCAGCCTTCTGATCACGAGCGTATTGTGCTTTAAATTCTAGGAAGTTACGGTAACCCATTAATCCTTGCTTATTTAGCATGAACTTAAGGTCTTCTTCATTCTTCTGTAAGGTAAGTTTTGCTTGATACATCTCAAGAACATTATTCTTACCTTTGGATTCTACTTCCTTAGCTATGTCGTTCTCAGCTTTGAAGTATTTACCTACTGCATCACCAGCATCAAGTAGATCTCTACCATTAGCTAAGGTCTGCTTTATAACCTGGAATGCTGCATTTGCTATTGCTAGTTCAGCTAACATATCCATAACCTCCTTGAGTAGACATCCTGTGTAAGCTCATAGGGAGCCTTAGGAGGCTGAATAGGTCTGTATTCAACTTCTTGTACCACCTGAGGTTCTACCACTAGTACATGACCCACAGGAGCTATTGTAGGTATTACCGGGTAGACCTCAGAGATACTAGACCACATTTAGTCGTCTTTGTCTTCTTCTGTTAACTCAGCTTCAAGAGTTTGCTCAAACACTGACTGTGCAGCTGCAATCTGTTGTTGCTTCATTGATAACTCAGACATCTGGCTACGCAATGATAGAAGTTGTTGGTAAGACACTTGTGCCTTCTCAGATAGATCTTCAAAGATGTAACTAACGTCATTAATAACTACTGTGTTG